TACGGCGGTTTCTTCGTAGAGCTTTTTCATCTCAGTAGCTCACCTCCGTGCCATCGGCGATCGTCACGGTCTGTGCCGTGCTGCCGTCATACGTCACGCTCGTGCCGCCGATTTGGATCGTCAGCGCCTTCGGATTTTTCAGCGCTGTGGGCACGGTGGTCTTGTTGGCGCCGCGCTCGATGCCGTCGAGCTTGGCCTTGTCGGCGGCGGACATCAGACCAGCCGCGGACTGCGTGGCCGCCGCCGTACCCGCCTTGCCGTCCCACGCGGCGGTCTTTGCGACCGTGATGCCGTCGATTACCGCCTTGTTCGCGTGCTCATGAGCCGTACCCTCCAGCGTATCAACGCGTCCGGCAAGTGCAGTCAGGTCGGCAGCTTTGGCATAATCGCCAATCTTCAGTGCCGCAATCGCATCGGTCACATAAGCAACGACTGTGGCCTTCTCGCCATCGCCACCAATACCATCAACGATGCCCTCCAGCGCAATAATCGCGCTGTTCATGGCCGTAGCATCTGTCTTGTGGCCGGAAATCCAGTCAGCGATTTCCTTGAGTGTATCATAAGAGCTATCAGCCCCATCAACGATTTTAGCAACCTCTTCAGCCGCGATCGCACGAGCAGACTTTGATGCGTCCTCACCAATAAGCGTTGTGATTTTGCCCTCGGCAGTAGTCATACGCGACTTAATGTCCTTGTCATCGTAAGTAGCGGCGGCCTGAGCATCCTGAATCATCTCAACAACAGTCTTGCCTTCAGTGACAGTGCCGACCTTGCCAGAAAGTGCATCAACAGCCGTCTGCGCATTGTCACCGGCGGACTTAGCGGCAGCAATTGCTTCGTCCTTAGAACCAGCGGCATCAAACGCATCTGTGTCAACATAAGCCGCAGAACCAAGGCCATGGACTGCAACGTCAGCACCGTCGAACTTAACAGTGCCATTAGTGGTGCCCTCCACAAGCGTGTGGACAGTCTCATCAGGAATCGTGATTGTATCCTGAAGCGTCCACTCCGCAACACCCTTTGCCTTAGAATACAGATGGAACTTGCGATTATTCGTGCCGTCCACTTCGAGCTTATACTGTGTATCAGTGTCCTGGATCTCACCAGAGATGTAATCGGCAAGGCCGGAAATCTCAGTAGCAGAGTAGCTCGGCTTCGTCTCGGCAAGCGCCCAAGAGTAGACGTTCGCGGCAAGACCGGAGACGAACGACAGCTCACTGAACTTTTTTGCCCCATCACCGATCTTAAACAGAACAGCAGGCTCCTGCTGGACTGCGCTAGACTTTGCCGGAACAACGACAACAGCCGCTTCGCCTGCAAGCAGAACAGGGTCTTTGTTTATCCAGTTTGCATAAGTATCATATTTCAGAGAAATTCTCGTATTAAAAGTCTTATCTGCCATAATAGGCCACCTTCCAGTTATTAACAAGCCAAGCGCATTTTAGCACTCGGCTATTTAGTATTCAGTTTGTTGTCGGCAGGGCGGCGTATCCTGCATCTCAGGTTCCTCATAAGAGGAGCGTCGGGAGCCTTTCCAACCTCGATAACACAAATTAAGAATTAGACAGAAGCACTCCCGCCGTCAAGAATCAGAGTGTCGCCATCAGTCTGAACGAGCTTATTGATATTGACGGAGTTAACCTCCATCGTGCCATCAGCCGCAACAGCGACCTTGTTTTCAGCAGAAGAACTGACAACCAAACCAGCAGTCTCACCAGCAAGCGGAATGTCAACAGCCTTCTCGGAGATATTCAGTGCAACACCATTAGCCTTAACAATCTCAATCAGGTTCTCATTCGCACCAACCTCGACACCATCCAGCTTACCCTTCAGCTCGTTGGTAAAATCGTTAGCAGAAAGACCCTTTCCTTCAACGGCATCAACCTTAGCCTTGAGAGCGTCCGGCAAGCCAGTCACCTTTGCCATCTCAACACTAGCAAGACTCAGTTTGCCAGCATCAGAAATGGTAAACTCATCGGACGCAGACTTGACAACGTTTGCCTCAGCACCAGCGGAGATACCAGCAAGTTTCTCTTTCTCTTCTGTCGTGTAATCGTTGCTCGACAGACTCTTGCCAACCTCAGCATCAACCTTATTCTTGATAGCCTCAGTAATGGCAGAATTCATCTGCTCAGTAGTGGAGTAGGCATCAAGGTTAACAGACACGTCATCAAGACGGACAACAGTATTATCCACCTTAGCATAGATGTCGTAGTAACCTGTTCCCGCATTCATCACAAGGTAAAGAATGTTATCCTCTGCGGCCTCGACAGCAGGGATATCATCTACCTTCTTGAACGAAGCGTGGCCAGTCGCAGCAATAGCCGCCTGAATCGCTTCGCTGATAGCAGTAGCGGTCATAGCATCCGTGATGCCATAACCCTCAAGCGTAGTGGCCTTATCAGCCTTGCCACTCTGAAGATTGCCAATGTCAGTCGTATGCCCAGCAACCGTATCAGCAAGGCCAGAAACGGTGCTCGTATCGGGCGTATACCACTCGATGGCGTTGCCAGCCGCATTGATGCGCGGTTGCTGACCAGCAGTAGCCTCATCAGAACCCTTGACAGCAACCTTGCCATCTTTAATTTCGATAGATTTGCCATCGCCGAGAACTTCAGTGCCAACAGGCTTCAGCGTCTTATCAGGCTGGATGATGTACAGAGAAGCAACACCATCAGCAACGACGCAAACGATTTCGCCAAAGAAATAAGTGCCATCAGAACTACCGACCTCGACAGCGGCAGCGGCAGCAGCCTGCGCCTCAGCAAGCGTCGCAAAGTAGTAACGTGCGTCAAGAGGGAACGCAGTAGTAGGATTGAAAGCAACGGAGAAATTCAGTTTACCAAAATCAGCCATTATCCTTTCCTCCTTTCTAATCAAATAGTGACCTTATAAGTGTTCGCCGCATCGTTCGCGTTTGCGTAATCGAGAACGTAAACTTTATAGTCAATCGCCTGATAGCCAGCAGCGCCCTCAACAGAGACAACACTCTTTGTGAAACCAGACTTAATTTCAGCGTTCAGACCGTTCACGTCAAGCACGGAACTGACATCGCGCAGAGTCGCGGGATATGCAAACATAACGCGCTTCGCACCAACAGGAATCGTAAGATTGATCGAGTTACCATTCGCCAGAGCCTTGTTGGACTTGGTAGCCAGACCACGCACAAGCACCGAGTTGATTTCGCCATCTTTTTCGGTCAGCGTTCCGTAGAAGGAGTTACGATAACCGGTAATCTTCGTAGTGGCCTTTGCAGACGCGCTCTTGTAAGCAGTGCCGGACTTCGTACCAGCAGAAATCTTGCCAGCCGGATACGCATTGCCAAGGTTCGTCACGGGGACAGCGCCTTCGCCGTGCGTCGCAGTCGCAGTGATCGCATAGTTCGTGTTGTCGGCAACGATGATAGCATCAAACGTGCCTTCGGCCGTCTCCTTTGTGTCAGCGCCATTGCTCACGCTCCACTTGGTTGCAGTGATACCAGTACCCGGGCCATAAGTATAGCTACCAGCACTCAGCGCAGCTTTATAAGACGGCGTCACAGACGTACCGACCTCGTATGCGCCGAGCTGCGCGCAGGTCACATTAACCGCAGGCTGAGTAGCCGTAGGATTTTTCTCTTTGGCAAGAATGGAAGCCAGAACGTCCTTTACGTTCTTGCCAGCGGCACGAATCGTTCCAGAGCCAGATGACGGAACCGTCATAACACCGATGGCCGCAGTATAGGTGAGATCATCAGCGAAATAAACGTTCTCAGCATTATAGTTTCCATCCATCGCGCCCCAAGCAGTGCCGTTGTAAACATACGCAGTGTAAGAATATTTCCCGTCAGAAATCAGCGTCTTGACAACAAAAATGTCATCCACTTTCGCCTCAGCGCCAGCAGCGGCCAGCACACGCTCGATAACAGCGGTATCGCTCTCGCCATCGCCCTTAACACCCTCATAGTGCGCAGCGGAAACACCGCCGACACGCGGGAGATTTTCATAGGTAGCAACGCCGTCGCCAATTTTCAGCACGCCCGTGTCCTTGTCAAAGCAAGGCTCGCCAGCGGCAGGCACGACGTCTTTGTTCGTCACCCAATTCTCAGTGGTATCTCGTCTGAATTGAATGGTAGTTTTCAAAGTTTTGTCAGACATAACTTTTCCCTTTCAATTTTAGTTAAACAAAAGCTGTCCCGCCGTCGATTACCTTAATATCAATAGGTGCTGACTGAAACGGAGACAGTGTCTTGTCATTTTTTACGATGTACGGAGTCCATTCCTCACCGTTCTGCACGGTAATAATTCGGCCTGCACAATCGTATTTTTGAATCCATGCCTGTGCCTCTGTTAACGTCGGGAATCTATCTCGCGGAAACAAACACAGCCAATCATCTCTCGTCTCGTTTAGAACGAAGCACGTTTCCTCGGCCTGACAGTAATACAGGATGCCGTCAGACGCCTTAGAAAACTCAGGCAACGTAGAAATGCTCGAAACAAATCGCAAGCCGTCCGAATAAAGATCATCGCCCTTGTACAGTTCTTTGGTGTCTGTACAAAAGTAAAGCGCATTACTCAGACGGCTTGTAAGCCCAAGATAAGTTTGCTTTGAGCCTTGCTTATAAACAACCTTCGTGCCCAAATATCCCTCCCCCTTTCTTGAGATTATATATGCAACCCGCCTATGCGGAGGATTGCGCAATTACATATCAGACCATTCCTCGCCATCATCTTTTGTGCCGGACTCGTCCATATCCGACCATTCCTCGCCGTCACCAGCATGGATATGGTCTGCGTAATCATCCGAGGGAACGGTAATTGTTGAGCCAATCAGGTCGTCGCCAGATTTCAACTGCACTTTGCGTGTCTTACTGTCATAAGCGATACCATCGGCTTTCTTCTTCAAGTCTTCTTTTACACGCCCAATTTCAGCCTGCAAAGCAGCAACGCCATCAGAGCCGCCGCCTGCAACAAGTGCGTCACGCCATCTGGGGTCTTCCACAAAAAACATATTGACCCACCGCCTTAATACATATAGTAGATATTCACATCTACCGCCTCTTCAAATTCGAGCGACGTAATGTCGAGCTGGTTCATGCCAAGCTCAAAAATGCCAGTGAACAAAGGGATCTCTCTACCATTGATTTTCACTTTCGTGCCAGCCGGAGCAGAGATACCGAATTTCACGAGCGTCATATCGCAGTAATTCAAAATACTATTCGGATTCGCTGCGATTTCATTTTCCTTAAAAACCTTTAGCATATTCACATTCGGAGTGACAGTCCCATTGAAACTGCCCAAATATGCCTGAGACATATGCGCTCACCACCTTTTGTTTTAATCATTGCTAAAGCCATTTTTCAAATTGCCCCATGTAATAGGTTTATTCCGATAAGGATTCAGCACAGTTCCAGTCCTATCAATATTTCTTGCCACAATCAGCAAGCCTTGACCATGATATTCGCTATTGCTATTTTCGTTTCGTAAAGATACCTGATAAACAAATTTCCCAGTCAAATTAAGCGTCTCATTTGGAGACAAACTGATAGTGATAAATTTTCCAGTCGTGTCCAATGTAGCTTCCTTAGATATGATTGGGGCACAATCTCTATTCACATAATTAACAATAGCAAAAGCGGCACGGTACGACTTTGCTTCTGAATCAGAGATATTGGCGACACTCGAAACAGGAATAGTATATTTCTGCGTCGTTCCGCCAATAAAATCAAATTGCGGCAAGGTGTATTGATTATATACACAACTTCCCAAGAGCGAAGTCACCCCCATATATCATGCGTCAACGTTGTTTGCATTCCGTTCGTTCATGCTCGCAACCAGCTTTTCAAGCGCAATGACGCAATTTCTAAAGTTCTCGATGTTTTTTCTGCCACTAATGCTGATTTCGTCCATCGTATTCAAAACAGCAATCAAGATATCCACATCGTTATTCAATCTAATTGTTCCCCCTGATGTATCATGTCTTTTCTTCCAGAGCCGTAACTCGCTCCATAAGTTTTTTGATTTGGTACGTGTTCAGCGCAATAAATTCCGAGTAACGAAGATAGTATTGATCCGTATAATCAGAATGAACGTCTGTTGAGCCTGCACACTTAGAAACGCCAGCAAAATCACCGAGCGTCAGCCCATTACTTTTCAAAGCCGTTTCAACATCTTGTGCGGAGAACCCGATATGCGTACTTCCGTTCTCATCGCTCTTAAATTTAAAAGAGCTAGGAGCGAGAGCGTTATAAAACGCATCATACTTCGCAAGATTACTCGATACATTCGATGCCAAGCGCTTATCTGCAACCGTTCTGACAGGTTTGCTTACAGTTACTCCACTGCCTGCGACGGCCATATATTCTCCGTTAGATTTGATATATGCGCTTGCATTAGTAGCCATAAGATAACTGGATTTATCTTTGCTGTACATAACCGCACCATGCGTAGTCGCCACACCGTTGTTTCTATCATCGCAACAAAATCCACCATACTCGTCGGATTTATACAACACTGAATGCGCATCAATCGAACCAGCACCGGAGATGTTTACGCCTCCAGCAATAACTACATCGCCATTTTGCTCGACCAAGAATCTGCCATCATTTACTTTTAATCCGCACCCGATGACCCATGAGCCATTTTGTTGGTTCGCAATCAGATCGCCATCAAGAACGCCACTCATAGTGCCAATGAATTGACCCTCTTTTGCGTAAATAGTGCCATCCTTCTTAACCCAGAAGTTTGCTTTCTCCGGTTCTTTTGCACCAGCCCAAAATGCATACAAACTGTTTTGATTGCTACCTGAACCATTAAGGCCGACATAGTTCATATTGGAGCCAGCTTCCAAAAAGTCTTCTTCAATCGTGAAGCCACCAATGTGACCTGATTCAGCATCAACCTTACCACGGAAAAACGCGCTTCCATCGTTGATGTCCAAGAAGAAGTTCGCGTTCTTCGGCATACCCATATCATCATAAACAATGTCTCCGTCATCACCAATGAACGACGGGGTTACTTGTGTGCCATTCGTGGTAAACAAAAGATCAGTTCCCGCCATGATGCCGTAGTCAGAATCAAGGATCATTCGACCGCCATTATCCTTTTGCAGAATCATGGTGCTGTTATTTAGCCACACGCCGGTCGAATCCACCTTGAACTGCATCGTGCCAGTCGGCAAACCTTGCGCATCCACCTTCGGATTCTCAAGGATCATGTTGTTTCCAATGATAAGTTTACCAGCAAGCAACTCTGCATTGACACCCCACTGCTCACCAGTCTCCGGCGTTGCAAATCGCCCGATAGCAAGTTTTGCCGTCTGCCATTTGTCATCCGTCATGGCAATCATATTGTCCACGATGCGCAGTTGATATTTATCACTTCCGACCTCAATACCAGCTCCACTGATATTGACAGACTGATTCGACGCGCCAACAATACGATTCACAGAAGCGTCAAGCGTACCATTTATATAATTTGAAACCTCACTAGCCTGTCCCGCCGTGAGGTTATATAAATGCTTCGACGCATCGAAGCTGCGCGAAGCGCTATATGATGTTTGCAGAATGTCTTGTAGCGCCTGAGCGCCATTATGCTTTTGGAATTTCGTCGAGAACGTCAACGACAAAGACGATTTGTCATCAAAGTCCAAAGACACGCCAATGATGTTCGCCACGAGATGCCCTTCGCTACCAAGACTCAAATGAACACCCTTACCAAGTTCAAGCGCATTGCGAAACGGAGCAAACTCTTTAGCAAACAAGAAGTTACCGCTGCTCAGTGAGAACTCGTATACGGGATACGCAGAATCATTCAGCGAATCTGCCCCGAAATCATACAGTTCTTCGGCGATAACATATTGCTGATATTCACTTACGTTAACAGTAAAAAAAGACTGGCAATTTGCCGTCGTAATTGAAACCGAATGTCCTTTATGCTCTACGATTTCGTTCTCTGTAACGTCCACGACATCACTATTTAACTGTGAAAAATCGCCCGACATTGTAAGCATTCCGCTTGCGAAATCGTGTTTCCCATAAACAACGTCGCCAAGATACAGAGACAGCACAAACGTACTATCACTAGGAGTAACATCAATCGTACCTCGAATAATCGTCGCCGAAATCTGTACGCTTGCGATCTCCAACTTGCCGCCTGTCAGCGTATATAACTGCTTCGTATACGGTTGCGTCATATCCACTCGCGCAACATCACTCTCAGAAATTGCAATCGTGCCCGTAATGCTTTGAAACGCACCAGACGCTTTAGCGTCAATGTCTGTAGCAACAAACGTTTCTTCTGTCAGCGTCTCATCAATCAGATAAGGCCGAAGCGCGGACATTTCTTTCTCGGTGAAGCACTGCTCCATAGAAAGCGTTTTGCTGATAGTCGCAATCTCAGAAGCATAATTCTCAATATGAGTTTTTGTTTCCTTAATTTCTGCCTCGCAACTTGCGACATCTGCCTCTTTTGTAGCGATTTTCTTGTTCACATCGTCGAGTTGCGCTTGTTGCGATTGCTTTCCAGCGTCCGTAGTCTCAAGTGCCAACGCCTGAATAATCACATTCTGTTGCGCCTTCAGCGTATCCATTTCGCCGTTCAGTTCGGTCAATTCCGTCTCATACGCGATTTTCTGAGCAGTTTCAGAGGCACGCAACGCCACAAGACCGATATAGTAATGCTGGTTCGCCTTAATCTCCTTCTGCCACGACTTAACCTTATCAGACAGTTTAACTCCATCAATCTCAATATCCAAATCGCCGCGAGAAATGAAGTGATCGAGGTTAACAATGTAATCAGCGCCGGTAGGGTTTACCTCACGTATAGACATATCATCACTGCCATACACATGGAGCTTCGTCACAATATCATCCGACAGCTCGTCAACGCCAACCTCGCTCACGAGGTTTTCATAGCTGAGATAGATAGGTAGCGTGCCTCTGCTCGTATATGCGTCATATACATTAAGCGTTTTTTCATACGGGTCAACCACAATAGTACAACCGTATTTTTCAGGCACGTCATTGTAAATAAATGTCAAGCCGTCATTCTCGTACTCATCGAATGTGCGATACATCCCAATAAACTTCGGGTCAACATATCCGACGCGCCACGTTGGGTCAAGCTCAAGCACACGACCAAGCACCGTATCGTCAGGTGAAGCAGGATTCCAGAAGTTGTACGTTCCCTCTTCTAAGAAAATTCGCTTGCGCTCAAAAAGTTGCTCAATCGAATACGCAGTGACGTGTTTGATTTCCGACACACCATCGCCAGAGATTTTCGGCGACATGAGCACGTAAATGCCGTAGTGATCTGTATAGACCTCAGCATACCCGTTTAATTTCTTATAGACCGGGTTGACAACGCCGTCTACAAAATACGGGACATCAAATTCGAGTGTGCTCAGTTCCGCATATTTGATATCGAATTTGACATTGTAGGCGAACGGGATTGCGCCTTGCTTAATGCCGGACAACGTGCGCAACTGCAACATCGGCTGTTCGGGATAACCGGCTTTATCAAACTCTATCTTTGAATAGTTTAGATACAATCTTTCTCACCTACCCTTCTTGAAAATGGTGTTGCATATCACGCCCCCACGTTATAAAGGAAACGCCCTTGTATGCGAACATCTGCGTCGCCTGTTATAATCATTTCGTTATCTCCGCTGGCAAGCCCAACAAAATTAAAATTAAAATAATTATAAATATTGACGCTTCCGGTTCTTTCGGACATAATGCAATTTTCGTTATCGACGTCTATCGTCATAGCGTCGCCGGGAAGTCCAGATAATTCGAATTTTTTTCCAGTTGTCTTATTATCAATAGAAAATTCCGTGCATCCAGCATTCAGCGTAATCGTGATATGCGGCTTCATAAGTTCCCTACAACTGCCATCATTATAATAAATGATATTGGATGTGCCTCTTACAGTATAATTGTCATCAAAAGGCAATCCATAAGCATATGGACAATCACAAATCACAGTCGCCTTAAACGAATTCGCAAGCCCACGAATACTGATTGGCGTCAGTTCTTGAATCAAACACCGAAACTGTTTGTCATCGAGGTCTGGCTGGTCAATAGAGAGCCACTGATAATCCTGATGCCCGGTTAACCATTTAGACACTTCTTGACATTCATATTTGTCCAGTAAATGATCGCTACCAAAAATCAGCTCAAATTGAAGCGGCGTCTCATTATACTTGACGCCAAAATGAAGCGGTGTTATCCGGTTAGCAATGCGCTGTTCAACAATATTTGCTTTGTTGCCAAAACTCTCATCGGCCATTTTGTTGTTGCCGATATCGGCAACAAACAGCCCATACATACTTGCCGGATAACCCGCGAAAGAAAAATCGTAAGTCCTAAACATTCAATCATCCTTTCACTGGATTACGCAAACGGGAGCGCCATTCGGCGCTCCCGTTTCTTACTACCTTCTGACACCAAGAATCTTAGCAATCTGATTGACCTGATCCTCAGTAACCTTCTCGTGTTGCTCAACCGTATTCTGGTCGGCGTTCGTGATATTCGTATCTCCAAATACGATATTAACCGTCTGACTGTTATCGGTCGAAACATACTTTGTAGCAGCATTCGCGTCGTTCGAATACAGTTTTGACGTGCCGTTACCAGACAATTTTGACATCGCAGCCTGACCACGATTGATTCGCTGCACGGAAGCGGCAAGCCCCTTATAAAACCAACCGTTTTTTAACTTTTTACCAGAATCATTCTTGACAGTTTCGACTTCATCAAGTTCTCCGATTCCATTGTTGTACTTATACTTGTCGTATTTCTCGAACAGTTCTTCATCTGTCCCCTTTATACGCCAAGTGCCAGAGTTATCACGATAAACATATACCCCATGCTTCTCAAGTTCTTTTCCTAACCGGACACTATCATCAGCGAGCCTTTTACGCTCATCCTCATCAGCAGTATGCCATGCTTCTGCGTTTGCATTCATCTGCTTAACAATCGCATGAACCTTCTCTCCGTTGGTGTACTGATCGTCATACTCCGTTTTACCGATAGTAGTATTCGACCCATCGCCAGAAGAATCGTTCTTTTCGATGTCCTTATTCACTTGGTCAAGAGCATCAACATAGTTGCCATATTTCTTGACTGCCTCAAGCGCATTCTCCCATGCCTTTACGACTGTCTCATTCAGGTCGTTGCCGTACTCAGTGTTCCAGTTGATAAGTTCATCAAAAAGCGTGTCCCAATGTTCTTGGATATACTTTATTGCCATGTCGTACTTCTTCTGATACGACGAGATACTTTCCTCAAGCGTTTTGATTTCCTCGTCCTTTTCCTTGCCATACGCTTCGTTCATCTTGTCGAGTGCATCTTCCTGCGCCTCACGTGCATGGTCGGCTTGTTTCTCGGACATTTCGCTCTGAAGGTTTTGCATTTCCTCCATCAACTTTGCACGCTCTGCCTGTGCAGATCGGCTGTCATCCAACGACAAGATGTCGATACGAGCTTGGAGCTTCGCCATCTCTTTCATTTTGTCCGCAAGCTCTTTTTGATAATCATTCTCATTTTTAGAAGCCTCAAGGGATTCTTTCTTGAGATCAATTATCTCAGAGTAAGCGTCCTTCATGTCATTCAAAGAATCAATTTGGTCATTGATTTGCTGAGTGAGCATGGAGATGACGTAATCCAAAATGCTATCCAGCCCGTCCTTCATGTTGTTCAGGCTGTCCGACAAGGCATCCGACGATTTGCCGATGCTATCAACCGCACTGTCAGCAAGAGCACGAAGCGCGTTGATGTTTGCAAGAGCCGCCTTACGCTGTTCCTCTGTGAGGTCAAGCATACTAAGGTTCGCATACACCAATCCCCACGTCGCGTTCGTCGTTTCCTCGGTCGCATTCAGCAGCCGATTCATCGTCTCTACATCGTCGTTTTGCTTTGCGATTCTCAGCGATTCGACGTAAGTGAGCGCCGTCTCGACAGCCATCTGCTGCGTTCTCGCCGCAATGACTTTCTTGATACGTTCCTCGTTGATGACAAGGTTGCCGTTCTCGTCCATGAGATAAGCGACGTACTCCATACCAAGGTCGATAATGCTCTGCAAGGTGTCAATGGCAATGTACCCGCTCTTAGCGTACTCATCAGCCGCATTATGAAGCGTCTCGTACACTTCCTGAATGGAGTCAACGGCCTCAGACTTGTTCTTGACCATCGTCTCAAGGAGATTCTGAATTTCCTCACGAGCGTCTTTGATTTTCGTCTTGAGGTCTGCAAAATCATTCGCGCTATCCTGATTGGATTTGTTCAGGTCTTCGAGCGCCTTGATGTGCTCTTCTGTACTCTTGCGGAGGTCGTTCGTCGCCTCTTGCAACGTGTCAAACTCTCCGGCGCTGTCCGCAACAAGGTCGTTGACGTGTTCCATGTTCTCCACAAAGAACTCGTTCTTTTCTGCGTTATACTCAACCGCAAATCCCATGTTGCGCAGTTCCTCTGCACCGGATGCAAGCGTTTTCTTGCGCTGATTATTCAGATTGACAAGCGCATCCTGCTCACGCTCGTATGCTCCAATGAGCACCTGTTGCATGAGCAACTGCTCTTCGAGATTGTCTGAGAGATTGATTTTCTGCTGAATCTCATCAACCTTTGCCTGAGTACGAGCAAGACGTTCCAAAGCCTCACGATACTCGTCAATGCTGGCGATGTATTCCTCAACCTCTTTAGTGCTAGAGCTAGATCCTCCACCAGAACCACCTTTTGAGCCACCGCCACCACTAGAGTTGCCATAGCTACCAAGCGGTTTGTTCTTCAGAGATTCAAGAAGCGCAATCTGAGAATCAATTTGAGCAATCTGTTGCTGATATTTTGAAATATCAAGTTGCAAGTTTGAGGTAAAATCATCAAGCGACGTTTGGGTGGCCTTATAGGTGTAATTAGTCCCGTCAAAACTGCCACTCGTGAGGTTGAGATCAATCGACTTGCCAGATACAGCGCCTGTCGCTCCACCGACTACGGCGTCCATACCTCTTTCTTCGCCGCTGCCAATTCCAGCAAACGCCTTCGCAGCTTCATGGCATTGCTTTGCAAAAGATGCTACGCTCGACTTGCCAGACGCCATGTTCTGATAAATGGACTGCGCCGCGTTATAAGCAGCAGCGTTGAAATTCCCATTGACATCCGTACAAACTTCCATCGCCACACGGTCAAACTCTTCCGTGTTTTGAGCCATAGCAGCAGCCGCAAGACGCCATGCATCTGCTTCTTGTACTCCGTTGTCAATGAGTGCTTGCCGTTGTGTTACGTTGAACTAACAGTAACTTACTGCTTCACAGCGTCCCCGTTCGTCGTAACTACTTGGGTTTGTTTGACGCTCCACAGTCTAAAGGTGCAACGACACCTTGAGGTTGTAGCCCCTCTGCATTTTAGGCTACATACCTGCTTAGATTGATAGCGGCGTTGTAGTCGCGGTCTATCTCCGCGCCACACTCTGCACACACGTATACCCTGTCTCTGAGCCTCAAGTCGTGCTTAATCGCACCACAGCAAGAACAAGTCTTGCTGCTTGGATAAAACCTATCCACCTGAACAAACTCAATTCCGTTCCATTCGCACTTATACTGCATCTGTCTAATGAACTCCGCAAAACACTGCTCCTGAATTGCTTTGCTAAGATGACGATTTTTCATCATTCCAATTACATTCAGGTCTTCCATCACCACTCTTTTCGGGAGCAGTGACACAAGATCATGCGTCGTTTGGTGGATGTAGTTCGTGCGAATGTTGGTCATTCGTGCATACATCTTTTTGAGACGTTCTTCACTTCGCATTATGTTGTTCGTCTTGACAAACGTATTTCCTTTACGATTTTGCTCATACTTTCTGGAAATACTGCGCTTTAGATGCCGCATCTGTCTTTCAAGACGCTTCATCTTTGACGTTTTGTTGATATTGCGATATGTGATCTTCGTCCCATTAAATTCCGCTATTGCTAAGTCTTTTACTCCTAAATCTATACCCATTGAAATATCCGTCAGCACAGGCGCTTGGTTCTCGCTCTCCATACCGAAAGATAATATCCATTTGCCATTTACATTTGAAATTCGCGGATTCGTAAACTTGTTCCCTTTACCTTGCGGTAGGTCAAAATCTGTTTTGTATTTGACCATTCCAACTTTCGCTACATGAACCGTATTCCCGTTTTTGAAATACATATCATCTGCTCTTACAGGGTAATTCGGTTTATTATGCTTGCGGCTCTTGAATTTCGGAAAACGCGCAATCTTCTTGAAGAAACCTTTATACGCTTTATCAAGATCACGACAAACAACGCCTAAAGACGCATTCGACACTTCGCATAACCACTCATGCTCTCCGTCTTTCTTCAACGGCGTCAGAAGTTTTATCATATCAAATGCAGACAAATGCTTCTCGCCATTCGCGTATTGTTCTTCCTGATACGCAAGCATATAGTTCCAAATGTATCGGCAAGCTCCGATGTGTTTCCACATTAGAGCTTCTTGCTCTTTCGTCGGGTATAGTCTTATCTTGTAAGACTTAATCATCGTTGCACCTCCCTTCGTTAGTTATAAGGGAGATTCCTTATCGGTTCGCTACACCGCAACCGGCCGAAGCCGTCCAACGCTTTCACGTTGGCGCAGACTATATCTTCATCCGCAAGAAATCTCTTAATATCCAAAATATTAGGCATTTCGGATAAGTCTATCATATTACCTTCTTTTTCCTTCTTTGTCAAGAGGTAATTTGAGATTTCTTGATGGGATGCCCACCACTTCGGACGGCCTATCGCTTGCCGTCCTACTCCCTTCCGGGATAGTCGTTGAACCTTCCTCTTTTCGAGGCTTGGCTGCTGATTGCCCATTATTCTAGCGTTTAGGTTTTAACCTTGCGCCATGCAACCGCTTCTTTCTACTTTCGTCGCCATCACGCTTAGAGTTGTTCACTCTTACGTTGTGGCGCGGTTGCCTTTAGGGTGTCCCAGCATTTCAATGGGTTTCTATTTTTCGAACATATTCCTATGAACGTGACCTGCATTTACAAGCCACTATGTTTCCAGTATTGATACGATACTCAGCGACTTCCTTGGAAATTTGCCCCTCGCCATCGCCAACATTTTGTGCAATTTCGAGTTCGGCCTGAGCAAACGCCATTTGGCCTTCAAGAGATGCTTTCTTAGCCTGAAGGTCTGCAATCTCCGCATCAATGGCCGCATTAACCTGTTCTTGTTTGCCGCTGATAAACGCATCAACGACGCCCTGATTCAACGTCACCTGACCATCAGCGGATACGGTTGCATTCGCAAGAATCTCAGGATACGCCTCAGCAAACTCACGCGCCTTGTCGGCAGAAATTGTGAAGCTGTCCGCGACTGTATTCTGAATCGACGCGATTTGCTCAAGTACGCCAGAGCATGTGTCAAAAGTGCTTAGGATGCCAGACCACGGGCTTGGCATATTATTCAACAACCGGTTATTCTCAGCAATCGCCGCATTGTTCTTTGCGATTTCGGCTGTGTAGTCCGAAATCGCAAGAGTGCTGCGTTTATCATTGGCATTTTGCAGGTTATCAATATGCTTTTGAAGTTCATTATTGGATGCCTCAAGCGCAGCAGTTTCTTCTCTAATGGCATCTGCCTCAGCCTTATTCGCAGCATCAATAGACGTAGACGATGCCTCGCTCATCACATCCTTGACGGTGGACATGGCAGCGCTGAAGGAGTCAGTCGCGTTCGTTGCATTTTGAGCCGCATCGGCATATTGCGGGAAGGTCTGATTGGCCACTTCAGTCAGATATTGCTTATACTGATCTGACGCACCCGCCATGTTGTTGATAGACGCGATAAAGGAATCGAACGTCTCTTGAGAATTGACCGTCATTTCCTTGAGCATATCAGATATTTTAATGACAGCATCATTCTGCATCTGATTTGCAACCGCCGAATTATACTCATCAACGATACTTTGATAGAGATCAATTTTACTCTGGATGTCATTCAAGAGCTGAGAGTTCTCGTTCTCATCCGAGCTACGCCATTCATCCGAACTTAAAAGCGTATCTTGAATTTCTTTATAGATATCGACCATACCGGCCGCATCTTTGTTCATTGCCGCCCAGCTCACGTCAATCTTGTTGTTGACATCCAGTAGAGCGCTACCAGAATAACTAGCTTCTTTAAGTGCCTCATTCAGAGCCTTGCTATTTGCAAGCTCGATATCCGCTCCCATAGAATACGGATTGTCAATCGTTTTAGTGCCAGCGCCCTCAGTAAGAGCACCTTGATTGTACTTGTTTGTGGCACTTTCCACCTTCGTCTGAAGCGCATTTGCATTCTGTTTCGCCTGTTCAGCAGAGATATTTTTGAGCTTGGAAACCTCGTCATCTAACTTGCCATTCACAAGGTCAAGGTTGTTCGCTTGAGAGCCAACCAACTCTGTGATCTGGTCTTGGATGCTTCGGGCTTGCTCACGAGAGGACGAATCAAAATCACCGGCAGAAGCAAGTTTGCTGTACTGCGCAATAAGGTCGTTCAGTTGTTCACGCTGATCGTTCGCGGCACTAGCAACGTCATTGACCTTTTGCTCGTTTTCCTCAGCAGCCTGTTTTGCTTTTTCTTGAGCATTGCGAATCGCATTGATGCCAACAGAGGCAATCGTTGTGATGGCAGAAATGATTGCCATAGGACTGGTAATAAAATTCTTCGCAGCAGCCTTAACAGAAAGTGCCATATTGGCAGCCCACTCTTTAAGAGAGGCGGAATGACTTCTGGTAGCCAACTCAGCGGCCATTTGCTTCTGTTGTTGTTTCGACAGGGACTTTCCAAAATCAGACGCGGCAATCCTCGCTTCTATTTCGGCCTGAGCATATTTTTTGTCAGCCTCAATACCAAGTTGCTGGGCAATAGTAACCTTATCAAGGTTGTACTTCTTAGCGACAAAGGCCAACTTTTGCTCGTTTGTACTTCGCAACTCGTCAAGTTTTGCCTGAACATTATTGCGCTCCGCCTTTGTAAGTGCCGTTGTGCTTAACAACAATTCCTGTTGTTCCTTAGACAAGCCAGCCAAAGCAGCAGTATATTCATTTACCTTAGCCGTATCAACTTCATCAACAACAGCCGTCCCCCCAGAGACATTTGGCGTCTTATCCGCGTATTCGTTATTAAGAGCCTCTATTTGCGATTTCGCATTTTTTAATACTTTAAATGATGCCAATCATTACGATATAATGTCGACCAAACATTATATCGTTTCAAACTAATGTGCGAGTTGACAAATAAGAGAAAACATGGTAATCTTAATAACTAATACAAAAGGAAGTGAGACTATGGCATGGGAAGACGTCGTTAGCAATATCGGACGCCACTTAACAGGAGACGTGTGCCCACAATGCAAGCGTGCATGGGTTCCGGGGCACAAATGTCCATATTGTGGTTATTCCCCCAAGATTGTAACGTGCCCAAGATGTGCAGATATACGAACGCCGTCAATAGCAGAACGAAAAAAGCTCATATCTGATCCTAAGAAACTAACCTGCTTCGACAGATGTGAATGTGGTGTGCCATACATTGAATTAGATATGACCTGCGAAGAATACAACAAGCTATTTTATTCAAACTACAAGACAGAAACATGGTGGCCGAGTGGTTGGATCGCGTCTGCAAAAATTCTAGCAAAACACGCAGCCAACAGACACGTATTTGAAACAATATTTGACAAGTCACAACTAGACACCGAATCGGATTCGTATAAATACCATTATGCGCTAATGTACCCAGAATCCGAAGAAAGTATAGAATACTTCAAACAATACGGCGGAATCGAGAACTTCTACTTTCCTCAAGAACCCGAAACTACTTCACGTCCAAAACACGTACCCAAATGCCCCATCTGCGGCTCTGAAAATCTCACGCGACTGACCACGATGAAGAAGGCTGCAAAAATAGCGCTGGTGGGAATTTATGGACTTGGAGATTGTGGGAAGACGTGGAAATGCAATAATTGTGGCAGTAAGTTTTGATGACAAAGGCGAGGCCGTTTGGCCTCGCCTTTTTATTTGTGTTTTCTAAATGTTAATCGGAACTTCCATAGGCTTTCATCTTCGCGTTTTGAGCATTACCTGACAGCCTATCATAGTTTCTTTGGATGTCTGCCAATGTCCTAGCAGATTCTGCTTGCCGTTCCCTAACGGTTCGGAGTTGTTCATCAGTGACGTCCATATTGACAAAAATCTTATACCCACTACGAGTTTGCCCGACCTGAGAAACAACTTTCACAGCACGACTTTTGTTGCTTCCATTAGGCATTGATCGTGTCCGTCTTTTCATTGATACACCTCCTCTTTAATATCTGCAATCTCATACACAACACCGACCATACGCCGATACACCCCTGATATTTTTGCATATTCCTTTTGAAGTATTTCTGGCGAATCTATAACAGCGTCAAAATATGCGATAATTTCAATTAGCCCACTGATATTAGTATCTGTATTCATAATCGGGATTGCCATATACTGATTGTACAAGAATTGAGCGTGCCGACAAGACTCCTTATCTCTCGCTTTGAGATAGCTATTCTTATCAAGATTCGCCCAGCCTGTCCAGTGATAATACTTGAGCATTTCTTCCCATGTAGATAGGATGTAGCGCTTTGGTGCATCCGGCTGTTCTGATCCGTTTTTCTCGTTCTCTCTCAAACAATAAGAAAAATAGCAATCCCTAATACGAGGGTCTTCAATATACAACGGCCTTGATAATCCATATGCAAACAAAGGATTATCCAATAACCTAGATACAGCTCCATCTTGACTAGCACCGATTAGTTGTACAGTTTTGTTTACCTTGTCATACTCATAAAGATATACGGCGAAGCCTCTAGAACCATTAGAACGATGTTGACAACTGCTCACAATACCACTGGCACATACATTTGCAAGAGATTCAAGCGACGTGTCACCTTCTTTTACTTTGTCAAACATCGTCATTGCTGTCGACATGAAAAAATCATAATCCTCTCGCAAATGCTTTTCAGGCTCTTGTAACATCGCAGTTGCCTTATCATATACTAGTTGCAAAAACCAAAGAAAAACACCAATACAAATAACACAAACGGTTGCCATGCCGTTTATCCAAGACTGAGTTGACCTGCTGCTTAAATCCAACAACGAATACAGCAAAGACAACCCAATAGGAGAGATAAACATAAAAACCGCGACAAGATTAGAATACCTTTTAAATTTCCGTGAACAAGATTCAAGCCTCATCTCAGGCAGAATACTGGCATTCATTTTGCTAACGACTTTTCCTGCGAAAATATCGACCAGACTCATCCCAAAATCCCCCTCATTAAGTGTTACAATTACAATTTACAAGCCTTCCTATAATTTGTCAACACCATAATGGGATTTTTCGAGATTTTTGTTATTACATGCCGTCTTGTGTATTCATTATACCATTATTATGTTTGATTGGTCAACCACTTCAATTAACACAAAGCCCATACTATAAGCATATGTCATTAGCGACATAATTTGTATAGGCAGATTCGTCACCATTGCATTTCTGGACAATAAAAGTTCCCAATTTCTCGTTTTTAGACGTTTCCATTACACCGTCAGCATAGGAACTATATGTCCCCAACACAGCTTCATCTTTTATTGCAAGGAAAGAATCACCATACTCTTTAAATAAATCGGAATAATTAGTCAAGAACCACTTATATTCATTTTCTATCATACAACACCTAAACATTGCCACAAATCGCGTTCTTTTGCACGGATTCTATTTGGCATCCGCGCCTAGACGCAACGCCGATCTCAACCAACTTCTCGAATTCTGCCCATGCAGATTCATACCCGTCACAAACGCTTTTGTCAAACACGCTTGCATCATACGCATCGTTCAATACCACCAGTTACACCTATCCTTTATTTAGATGAGCCACCTGCGGCAACAGATGGCTCATCAGGCATTCAGAGAAATGTTGTTACCAGCAACGTCTCTCTGCCAGTTTGTGAGCCGTCTGTCCCAGCAGACGGCTCGTGCGTTTGTGAAGCAATGCTTCAGCGACTCACTATATCACTATTTTGGTCGACGGCGTGACCCGCCTGTAATTTTTACGCTTTCGCGCTGATTTGGAATACCCCTTCACGACTCATTGAGCCGTGCAGCCATTATACTCTCTGAACGTTCTCATGCGAACATGAGCTTCGCTGCGGATTCCTTTCGGTTCCCGGAGTGGAATTACAAAACCACCCGCCTTTCGGCCAATTTCGGCTGTTTTGCCAATGCTCCCTCACTTGCAACTCACGCTGCAAGCTCGTTCCGTGTCACCACCAGAGCATATGTGGGCACATCATGAGAACCCGTCATTTTGGGTCTACCCACAGAACGAATAAATTGAACACCAAGGACACCGGCAGATACCGTGCCAAGCGTTCCAAGGCTCTTCGTGATTGTCTGGATAATACCAGACATACCCGTCAAGAGGTCAATTACATTCTTAATCGTTCGCGTATCATAAAGATTCTGAGCGACACCAACCCAAGTTTCTTTCAGCGCATTCAACTTGAATACGATGGAGTCTTGGGCACGCTCCAACTCTTTTGACGCGCTGCCAGCAGAACCGGCCATAGCGTCCATAGCCTTTTCTGCTTGCTTAAAGTTCGAGATAATTGCAGCACCGACCTGAGCACGCTGCTTGCCAAATAGCTTTTCAAGCAACTTCGCTTGATTTTTATCGCTAATTTCATCCCAAATGTCAGCAATGTCTTTCAGAATTTCATATGGCGCACGATAAGTGTTGGGATCATCAACCTCAAACAAGCTGATGCCTTGCTTATTGTTGCTTGCGACCTTTGTCAGGTCTGCAATGTCACCACTGATAGTTTTAAGGTCATCTGAAAATGTCTCTGTTTCCTCATCATACCCTCGAATACGCATTGAAATCGTCTTCAGCGCGTTACCAACCTGAGATGCATCTCTCGTAATTTCCGTTGCAGCGGTTGCCAGTGCAACCGTTTGCTCGAACGTACTATTTGCCGCAGCCATTGCAGAAGACGATCTAGTCAGAGCCTCTACAATGTCGGCATTTGACACAGCAAAATTGTTGCCAACCTCGTTTATCTTAGAGATGATTCCATCAAGAGAATCGTCGGCATCCAATTCCTTAAACGCTTTCAGCATACTGACAAGGCCATCTGTGGCTTCAGTCAAATCCAAATCCTCAGATACCGCAGAGAAGATGGCCGAATTGCGAGACAACGTAGTCGCATCATCCAGCGAATAACCGAGTCTTGCCCAATCAGATGTCTGCTGAATAATGTCTTTAGTAGACGCTCCGAGTTCCTTTGCAGTTTGGTTCGCTGTATAATAGAAACTACGATACTGTTCTTCCGTCGCGTGCGTAGTCTTCTTGAGATCGATAAGCGCGTTGTCGAGTTCTTTGACAGCATCAAAGCCATCTCTAATGGTTTGCCACGTCTTAAAGATAATAGTCGTTGCGCCAATCCACTGAGAAACTTTGGAGAGATTGTTCTTGAGAACATCGCCGAACGACAACGTGTCTTTGCCAGCAGCTTTGACCTCAGCGCGGAATGTACTGAGTTGAGCTTTCCATTTTGAGAAATCAGCCTGACTGTTTACACGGCCAAGGCTGACTTTTAACTGGTTGAGTTGTTCGTTAAGACCGGGGTCGTTTTTAAGCGCGCTCCACTTTGTTTCAATTGTGATTAGGTCTTGCTTTGCTTTTGCAAGCCCAGACTCAAAACGAGAATCGGCAACATCAAGCCTCGACAATTTTTCAAGATGTGTTACCTCGGACGTGCAGTCCTCTAAAATTTGAAGAAGCTTTTCATAAGCAGCGACTTTATCTTGTCCATCGTTATCATTTACAGAAACGATTTGTTCTTTAAACTTCGCTATATTAGTAGCGAGACTCGTAGTCGGATTTGCAAGAGCTGAAAACCGTGCCTGAAGTTCTGCAACTTTTTGAGGCATTGACGCCATTTCGTTATTGATAATCGTAACAGCATCTTTTACTCTGCCTTCTGCAATAGCGAGTTCATAGTTTTGTTGGATAATCTTTTCGTTATGCTGTGATCGCGCTTTTGCAGCAGCAACGACTTCTGGCGCAAGATGAGCTTGAGTCGTGATTTCTTGCGTAATTTTTGCTTGCTCTGCTTTAACACGAGCCAGCTCCGTCGCCATAATCTGATACTCTTCAGTCCCACGACTCGTTCTGGTCATCTTCTTGCTTATTTGCGTAGCTCTGCCACGAGCTGAAAGCAAGGAATCGTATTTCTGAATAACGCCAGTGACCTGAGCATCAAAACTCTTGACCTCAGCACTCAGAGTGCTAAATTGATTAAGATATTTTGTCAATGCGGCTCCATCCGAAGCCCCACTCAGCTCGTTATGAAGCCTATCAATTCTGGATGCAAAATCTTGCGTCAAATTGCCCACATTTGCGAGTTTTGTTTTATAGGCATCTAACTTGGACAATTCCTCATCTCGAATCGTCACAACATCTTTCGTGCGTAACTTTGTCGGAGCGCGCTCTAATGTACGATACGCTTCACCAAGCGCTTTTGCATTGGCAATGAGTTCGACGATCTCTCTCTGTTGCTCTCCACTCAGTGCACCGCTTGCAGCTTTAAGTGCAGCAATTTTGTTATTGATTTCTGTAACCTTAGCACCAAACGATTCAAGTCTCGTCGGATCAACAATCGGTTTCTGCGAACTCTGGCCAGTGTAAGAAGCATTGATTTTATTTATCTCAATTTGCTGTTTTGAGAGAAAATTCAAGCGAGACTGGTTGTCTTTTTCGACCTGCTTGGCTAATGCCGCAGCAGACTTACGTTGTTGCTCCAAATTGAGCGTAACGTTTGTCATCGTTGTGCTGATTTCTTGTGTTTCCGCATCATACGTCTGCAAATAAGAAACAGCCTTACCAGTCTCATCTGTCCCCTGAATTGTTAACGCTAAAAGTTGGCGTTCACTATCAGCTACCTGTTTCCAACTACCACTAACTCTATCAATACGAATGCCCATCTTGTCGATTTGCTCGACCATGCTATTCGTAATTGACGAATCGACGTGCAGGCTACCAAGTTCCGTTTGCAATTTTGCAATCGACTCTTGGTCTATCCCCAACTTGACGCCGACTTTATTGGCGGCGACCTTTTGATTGATTTTTTGTACAAATGCACCTGCCTGCGCACTAACTGCACTATCGTCAAGCGCGATTCCGACTTTGATTTTGCTTGACTGATTTACTTTGTCGGAGATGCTTGGCAGTTGTGCTGCTATCCGTCTTGATGACGCTTCTTCATCTGCCTCAAGTACACTTGTTACGACAACTTCCAATTCATCGCTCATCGAATCACCACCTTATTAGAAAAATAAATCGTCCAATTTTTCATCAGAGTTGCCAGTTATTCTCGACTTGACACCTTGACGCTTTAGACCATTTTGCAGAGCCAAAACATGAGAGCCAACGTATCGAAGATGCCGAATCGTAGCCTCAGTAAATGGCCTTGGGTTCATATATGCTCCTTTAGACTGAAAATCATATTTATAGCCCCAACGGTTGTTATTGCCGTACTCAATTAGTTCCGGAAGACTTTTACCAACCGTAACCCGATCTCGATTAAGCGTGCCTCCCGGATTGGGATCAGTTATATTGATAACGCGTAACACACCATTCGTGGCCTTTCCGCCTTTCATTATGATGTTGCCTTTATCAGCAAGACCGCCCATGTCGCCACGTCGCTCGTACATGATAGGTCTATATGTATCGTAGACCTTTTCATTGATGGAGAATGCTTCTACATCTACGACAACCTGATATACCTCTCTGGAAAGCGCGGAGTCGATTTTGGGTTTTAATTGCTTGTTCGCATGAGCAAGCGCCTCTTTGATATTCGTAGCACCCACCACCAATCAAATTAAAAATACGGGAGCACCTTATGGTGCTCCCGTTGCAAGTCTGAATTTATTCGCCGCACTCAGACAGGCGGCGATCGTAAGCAAGTCGCACTCTTTTACGCCGCTGGCGACAGGCGGCAGTTGTTACTCGTTCTCTTCGGATTTATAGAGTCGAAGCATAGCATCCGCAACGCCTTCAGCATTCATGCCACGAGTCAGTTCTGCCAACTGCCCGGCATACGTAAGCAGTTCTTCCGTGTTCACGCTCTCCACCTTGTCAACAAGCGACTCTACGAAGCGGCGAACGCCGCTGACAATCGCAGACAAGTCTCCGGTCACACCGGAGTTGGCAAGATTACGAGCGCGACGATATTCCGCAGCATTGTCACAAAGGCCATACAGATACCCAATGAAGCCGCAAAAATCCTCAGTTGCCTCATCGTTTTCAAGAGCCAGCGCGTCATACAGCTCGTCCATCGCGTCAATATCAAGCAGTTTCTCGCCATCATCGTTGGCAGCACCACGAATCGGAATCGGCGGAACGTTGGTCATCATCTGAAGCACAGTCGCGTGGAACATCGGGTCGAAATACTCAGGCCGGAAATTGCCACTGTCATCAAAGCATCCGGCAAGAACGCGACTGATAAAAGCCGACTGCTCCGCGCAAGACAGGCTCGTTCGCACCTCAACATCAAACTCCGCACCGTCAAATTCGTAATGTACCTTGACAGACTTCTGCGGCTCTTTCGTTTTCATATACTTCCTCATCGTTTCAACAGAAAGTTTCTTCATATATTAAAATTACCTCAACAATAGTTAGTTTTTTTAATTCTTGTCGTACATCGCCGCAAAGTCAAAATCATCTGCGTGCTGGCTGACCCACCCGCGATAATTTTTCGTTAATTTGCAGACCGCAACACGTGAGTCACCATCGAACCAATCCATGTAACCGACAAACCCACTACGCTCAGGATTCGAGTAGAGGTCTATCTGACCGTCATGCCCAATGACGATAGTCTTGCAGTTGTCGTTAATTCGCGTCAGAACCTTTTTCAATTCGTCATAATAAAAGTTCTGCGACTCGTCGATGATAACCACCTTGTTTTCAAAGTTCACGCCGCGCAGAAATGTGTGCGTCACACACTCAATGTAAGCCATGCCGCATTTCTCGTTCTGACCACCATCCATGAATGCTGTATTCAGGTTAACCCCGATTTTATCAAGCGCCTGATAAAAAGGCTCGAAATACGGTTCAGACTTCTCTTCAATAGTACCTTTAAGATAGCCTTGTTTCTGCTCCTGCGTGGGCGCGGCAACGTACACGATGCCACTATACAAACTGTGCGCACAAAGCAGGTTCGCCGTAGCCGTAGCAATCAGCGTCTTACCAGAACCGCTTTTCGCATTGCAAAACACAATACGCTTACTTTCATCCCAGATAGCATCGCGGAACGCTTCCTGATCTTTATCCAGCTTCAGCCCGTAAAAAGGATGCTCATTAAGCGTAATCGGAGCCTCGCCGATATTCATAGTCGTATTCTTCTTCGCCATATCTACCTCAAATTAGGTCGATGTCTTCAATGATTTCATCCGCGACGTTGTAGCGAATCATCTCATCCGAGAACAAGAACCAATCACGACGATAATTACTGTCGTACAGATCGCCCGGAATACTCGTGTGCGTAATGATATAATCTCGAATACGCTTCTCAAGCCCTTTCGTGAACTCAAGGTTGTCCAACATCTTGCCTGTCGTACCGTAAATGCCAGACGAACCATCGTGAATCAGGCAACTCGTATTCTTGAAAATGTACCGCGTATCACCTGCCATCAGGAGCAGACCACCGGCACTATACGCCTTGCCAAGCGCAATCGTAATAACGGGCGTCTTAGACAGCTCAATCATGTCAACAACGTTCATGATGGTATTGAGATCGCCGCCATCTGAGTTAATGAAAATCTTAATGGGCTTGCGTTCATCAACCGACTTGCCTTTGTCCTCGATGTTCCACTTGCGAATACACATCGACACATCAATCATACTTTCGTCAACATCGTCATTCCAAAGAATTTCACGGTCTTTGAGGCGACGATAATATTCAAGCAGTCCGGGGTCTGGGAGCTGTTCTCCGAGAATGTTCTCTACATCGTCAAGACCCAACAGGTCAATGAAATCGGCGGATTTTTTCATAAAGTTTTCTCCTTGATTTTAATAGGAATGTTGTTTACTACATACCAGCCGATACAACACGCGTCGGCCAGATTGTCGTTCTCAGTCTCAATGCCAAACAAGTCGTTTACAGCCTGTATGGAAAGAACTTTAGACTGCTTCTTGTGCGTAGCACTTTCCAATTGCTTGACTTTGGCTTTGATCTCTTTCTCACTTCTGCCACGTGCCATGCAGTAGTTCTGCCACTGCGACGGTTGAACCAAATCATAAAGGTATTCATTTTTCTCTGCGAGATTGATGAGTACACCCTGCAACTGTGCGAGTCTCTTAAAGCCTTGTGCGTTTACACGCAACTGAATGTCCTCGTAGAAAACCGCATCAATTCCTTGCGTGTTCATGATATTTTCTATCAGTACCTCGATATTTCTAACCGCCTTCGGAAATGTATATTTTTTGTTGTCAAACGACCATGTGCCATGCCCAATCAGTTCTTTTGACTCGTAATTAAACATCGCCCATGCCCCATGACGCGCTTGGTCTACCGCCAAAATCTTTATCGTATTCACCACCAATCTGAAAGTTCAGAAAAAGGGAGGACATTCGTCCTCCCTTCCTTAACTTAATCCGTCTTTGCCTCAACATCATGAGCCGATTTATCATCAATGACACCAAGTTCAACGGTAGTGCGCATTTTCTTCGCCTTGTCAGCGTTATTTTTCTCGTAGATTTCGTCCAGCAGAATTTCTACAGTCGGTTCATACACACTCGTGTGCATAAAATCTACGCCGCGCTTGCGCAGTGCGCGGTACGCTTTCTTGGCATCACGATCATACTCGTATGTCATCAGCGTAGTGAAAATGTAGTAGTGGTCTGCGGTGTCAGTATGGACGCGCCAGCTACGCTGCTTCTCGCACGAGTAACACGTCTCGTAGACCGCGCCGCAGACCTTGCAACGTCTCTGCATAATTTGTTCTCCGATTACTTATTAAAGAGGACGTAGCACAGTTCCTCATCGTCAGAGCAGTAATCCTTCAGAGCGCTGAAGGAGAACGGGTGCGTGCCCTCAGTAGTCAGGTCGATAGAGAAGTTGTTATCAATCTTGGCCTTCGGGAACACGATGGAACCGGCACGCTTGACAGAAGCATTGCAGACATCGCAAGCAAGAATATCGACGATGTACTCAGCGGCCTCAGCATGATTCTCCGAGCCATCCGTGACCTTGATTGCATCTTCGGCCTCGTACTCATAAAGCACACCAATCTGAGTGCCTTCAAAAGCAGTGGGCAGCGTGATAACAGCCTCAGCGATAGAAGCCTTATCCGTGCCAGAGCCAACTTCGATGGTAGACTCAATGTTCTTGTCCGAAGTGATCTTGTAAACGACAGTCGGAGCAACCTTCGGCTTATGCGTCATGGTGGCCTTTCCGCCATCAACCTTCAGGATCTCAAAGGTCTTGCCAGTAACCTTGGCAGTGCTAGAGCCAACCTGCACCTCAGTGCCGAGCTGCGCGGCCATCATCGGCATCGACAGCAGAGAACCCTCGCCAGAGAAGTTCACACCCTTAGCGGTATCAAAACGAGCGATAAGCACGCCCTGAGCATCGGTCTTGTCAGTGGACTCGCCGGTGAACTCGATGGACGGACTCTCGATGCTGGTAAGCGTCCAGTCAACAAGGCCAGTCTCAAGATTGACCTGAGTCACACGACGCACTTTATCAATAACGAAGGTGTTCGCGTTGAACATAATATCTCATCCTTTCAAACACAAAATTAAGGAGAACTATTTCAGTTCTCCCATCCAGTTAAATTCTTCTTTTTTTATCTTTTTCACTTCTACACAGCCGCTATAAACGCCATGCATAAGATTGTCGTAGTTAACACGCTTTTGAATCCGTCGCACAGAGTCCATGAACGCACCAATCGGCAACGTCCAGACATCATCATGCCGGTACTTGAACTCAGCGCAATTCGTCAGCGATGAAATTAAAGGCAATAAAAAAGAACTGTACGGCTTCCTAGCCGCCAGTTCCCGTTCATCCTTTTCATCTTCTATCATTGCGTCTTTTGTGAAATCATCGTATCCGACATCGACGTTCTTTTCAAAGCAGTGCATTTTTCGCAGAGCATCCGTAATTAAAAAGTGGATCGCCCGGTCAATTACCACGCCATCTTTGTTCCTCAACACAATTTCTTTTGTATTCGGATTGATGGCTGGCACAAATGACGCCCAGTCCAAATCACCAAATAAGATGCTCATATTTGATTCACGAAACGCAATCGACAACTGCACGAACAACTCAAACTCATCAACAGCGTCCCAGTAGATACCTAGATTCTCATAAATCTCTACCTTATGGTCAGCGGGTGTGGAGCAAATCGTCCGGACAAGTCCGAAATACTCCTTTTCACCATAATCGCTGATTTCCCCAAGCGTCGGTTGATGAAGCGTTATCTTTGAGTTGATTTCGTAGTCGCCGCCACGAAAGATTTTAAGATCGTCCGTCACAGAAGTTCTGCCCTCCGGTTCATCTCATGAGTGGAGAAAGGAATCTCCCAGCCGTAATAGCCGTTGTTAAACTGCACCTCTTCCGCCACTCCGATTTTAATGCCGCCGTACCCAAACAGCGGCGTATCGCCGTTATTAAGAATCTGGTCGATTTCGTCTGCAAGCAAATCCGCCCGTGACCCTTGAAGAAGATCAATCTGGTCTTGGTTGCAAATGACATAGACGATAATCGCCACTTCTTTTACGACGTCCGTATCGGCATAAACCACGCGACTGCGCATCGTGATATAATTCCCATCCACAGTTGTCGTGTCCGGGATATAGAAGTGCGTCTTTACGAGCTTTGCCGCAGGACTCTTACTGCCCAGCTTAACATGGTCGAAATTTTCCACGTTATTGCCAGTATTGACAAGCAGGTCACACACCTTTTGATTTTTCAAAATCGCTTCACGCAATTTCTGCTTCTGCTGGATCATTGCATCAAAATGCGGCATCGCACGCACCTCCCTTACATATTCACAATATCAATCTTGATTTCTGCCTTGATGCTATGTGCCTCATTTGACACACGCACAACGACAGTCTCCCCCACATTTGCCTTATCAGGCTTAGCATCAAGAATGATTTTTCTGCCGAGCACGTCAAAGGACTCGATGGCATCCGTACCGGACACAAGCTCGACATTCAGCACGGAGATGTCTGCATCAACTCCGCCTGCATTTTTAAATACGATTTCAATGTTTTTGCTCTCGCCAACAGCAAGCAGATTATCCCCGTCACAATCGACAAGCAGAAGCGTATAAGCATCAGTGCCGCCAGACGAATCATCGCCTTGTTCTGCCTTTACAAAGTCAGCAACCATATTTTCTTTGCTGTCTGTAGCCTCATTGAATTGCGTCTCGATGACAGACCACTGAAGGATACCGTCATCCGCATATTCATCGCCGACAGCATAAGATGTCGCGTCTACCTGCGTCACACGGAACACGGTCGGATTTGCGCGATTTCTGTCCATGATAATTCTCAGTGACGTATCGCACAAAACCGTTTCCTCGTTCATGGGCACATACACAAGATGCTGCGCGTCACCAACCGTCATATTGGTCTTCGGACGTTCGCCCGTGCCGTACTGCGTAGAGTTCAAACAGTACACCGGGTAATCTACGATCTTGCCGGTCAGAGGCGACACAAAATGAATCGTGTATTTGCACTTCCAGAGAACCGCCTTCTCGTAAATGCGGTTGTTGTCAGGAAGTGAGTTTACCATCCACCATGCGCCATTTGCTTTGATGTACTGGCCGCAATGCAGTACACCAATGTTGCAGAGAATCTGCCGGACAAGCGTACTGCTCTGCGCATCACCGGTTACGTTCTGAATGATAGCGCGAACAGCTTTGGGCGTCTTCGCAACACTCTTATCGTATATCTCAACGTCGCTTCCGATAAAGGAATCGAGCACTTCATTGAAACCGTCTTGGCCGTATGCCCAAAATTCGTCGTCCTCATATCCGCTATTAAAAAGCGGCCGGATCATCTTGTACCAGCTCTTTGATTCTTCAGACATAGGCCACCTCAATGATAGGCAGGTGTTTTCTGACGGTGCAGAAGTGACTCGACACGAGAAATCTGATCGTCCAATTCCTGTTTGGTCACACGCTTTGTCGCATCCTGTCCAGTAAGCGTAACATCCTTGCCGTAGATACCATTGAGCGCCATGACTCGGCTGAGTTCGCGCTGAAGATACGAGACATACATCATCTGGGCGAGCGTTCTCACGACCAGCTTATCGACATTACCAGAAAACTCGCCAGTGTCAGGGTCGTAGCCAAGGTCAATGCCGACGTTGAGTTCATAGTCGGTCACTGCCGTCAAAAGCCACTCCCTTTCCAGCCCTTCCGGAATATCGAATTTTGTCTGCGGCATTGAATGGAACTGGACTTCCACATCTTCAAATTTCACCATCAACACCACGCCTTTCTAAGCGGAAATCTTACAGCGATGCGGTCGATGCCAGTTCTCGCAGAGCATCAACCTTCCACGCTGCCACGCTATCAGAACCAACTTCTTCCGCCAATGCAAGCAGTGTCTTTTTCTCGGCGTTTGTCTTCACAAGTTCGTTAAGCCGCGCCCGAAATTTTGCCTTTGTATTGATAGCAAGCAGACCCTTAACCGCCTCGGCGTCCAGTTGAACCGGATCCAGCGGCACACTTTCGTCAAGGCCAAAAAGCTCACGACGTTGCGCCTCATCGACAATCTGGATTCTTGCATGGTTGCCAAGACCGTCCTCGCCAGTGAACATTTTATTGTCCACCTGAATCTGGGACTGAACCTCATCAAAAGACAGCAGAGCAAAATTCTTTGCCTTGCGAGGAATCATAACAGAGCCGACGCCATCAATTCTCGAAAAATACAGCGGCCAATCGCAAAGATTATTCACGCGCACATTGTTTTTTGCCATTAAGAAATATCCACCTTAATATTAAATTTGCGCGGGGACTATTTGCCCCGCGCATTGAATGAACGGCCGTTAAACGGCCAAAAGATTAGAGGGTCGGAACCGCAAAGTTAGTGTCGGACAGGAGGCCAATCTGGTCTTCCATACCCTCAGCAACGCCAGCACCAATCTCGATGTCGAAGCGGGTAAGATGCTGACGGGTCACGATATCCTCGCCGGTCATCGTGGTCATACCGCCACGCTGGAAAATCTGAAGCGGGGACACATTGCCCTTCGGAATGAAGAACATAAGACCCTCCGGCATATACAGCTCGTAGGAACTCTTGTCCGCATTCAGCTTCGTCCAGTTGAGAGCGTTAGGCGTCTCAACAACAGCAGCGCCATTGTACATGGAGATAAGGCCAGTCTTGTTGATCTCATCGGTCAGAGCCTCAGAGCCAAAACGCACAGTCTTGGCATCGACTGTCTGGAAGCCAGCAAATCCGTTGAGCTGCGACACGACAGAGTAGTCGCCGCAGATAGCAACCTTGCCATAACGACGCATGACCTTCAGCATATCGTCAACAGCAGTCTTGGCAATACCGCTAGACTCAGCAAAGTGCTTCACGCCCTTGGCATTCTTCAGCGCGTCATACAGCTTGGCGATGACATAGTAAGTAGCCTTGTTCATCATATCAGTCTGCACCTGAGCCATACCCTCAGCAACAGAACCGTCAAAGTTGCCGGACTGAAGCTCACGATAGTCAACCGCAAAGCCACCAGAGATGCACTGGGTGGCAATCGGGTACTCACGGTAGTTCAGAGCCGCGAACGGCACATCGCCGCTAGAAGCCTGGAAGCGGCTATCAACGCTCTCGTAGTTATAGGTCTTCATATACGGAGCCTCGTTGAAGCCGATGCGCTTAAACGAACCCATGAAGTCGAACAGACGAATACGCTCAAGCAGCTTCGGCTCGATAGCAAAGCGAATAATCGCGTTCATCTCAGAGACGGCCACGGGATCGTTAGCCATCGCACGAGAGCTGATTTCCTTAATCTCATTCACAGCCTTGTCAACGAGTTTTCCGTCAACAGAGGGAGTCTTGCCAGAGGCAAGAGCAGAGAAAACCTCAACGATAGGAGAGGTCTTTTTCACACGGTCAGTGGCAACGTCAGTCACGTTGTTCACAGTATTGATTTCAAAAACACTGTTCATTATTTCATCCTCCAATCAATTTAGTTCCGCTTAGGCGACGCGGATGACCGCGAGGACGCCAGCGCCACGATACGCAGTCAGGCCGATAATCTCAAAGTAGACCTTGTAGCCGTCAACAGAAGTAGCCTTTTCCAGCTTGCCGCCGACACCAAACACGAGCTTGTCAGCCACGGCCAGCTCAGAATACTCGGTCGTAATCTCAGGAGCCGCGAACTCAATCTCAAGGTTGGCAACCGAGGTCAGGTCATCAGCACGGACATACTCATCCTTGAGCACGGCAACAGAATCCTCAAAGCTGTGTGCTTCGGGACGATCATTGATGTTGGAAACGATACGGAAGCAACCCTTCGCCTCGTCGGCGTTCGCCGGGAGCTTCGCGCTCTTCGCAACGCGGTCAAGAATAACGCCCATGCCGACAGCCATGTCAGCAGCGGCCTTGCAATACGGGACGTTCTGCACGCCCTTAAAAGCGCCAATAGTCTTGTATTTCATGGTAAATTCCTCCTATTTTTAATTAAAAGACAGAAGCGTCTTCGGACTCGTCAGAGCCATTAGAATCTTCGACGATAGAAAAAACGTCGATCTGAGAATTGATTTCATTCACTTTCTGCTCACGAGACTTACGAACCATCTCCATGCAAATCTTGCCGATGATGCTGTTAATCTCGATGCTTGCCGGGTCAGCCTGATAAGCCTCAATTTCGGCCTTAGCAATCTCACGCTGCTCGGCGGTATACGGTTCAAGAGCGGAGTTCAGCTCATTCAGCGCCTTCTCCTTCTCCATCGCTTCGATTTTCGCGTTGGCCTCAGCAAGACCAGCCTCCTGAGCCGCACGAGCTGCCTCAGCAGTAGTGAAGTCAGCGTGCAGACGCTCAATCTCCGCGTCCTTCTCTGCAATGTCGGCTCTCAGTTGGTCAATTTCAGCCTGTTTCTCCTGAACCTTGGCAATATACTCGTCCCACTTAGAGTTGGACTCGACAACGGCAGAATTGATGATCTCGGTCAGTTCATTCTTCATGTTCTCATCCATTTGTTCTCGTTCTCCCTCCTTGCTTGTTTGTTTGCTATTTAACTCCATGATGATTGCCGAATCATCAGCCGGTTTAATACCAAGGATGGCGTAGCCGCTGTAATCGTAAAACTGCGGCACACGCCCTTTCTCCTTCCAGCCATCGGAGTAAATAATGTGATTATCATTTTCAGGCTTACCAACAATTTCGACAGAACCCTTTACGACAGATTCCTTCATGCTGTTTCTAAGCCATTCAACGAATTTAGGATAACGCATCTCATCCAGCGTACCCTCTGCAATTAAAACGCGCTTCGTTTCACCGTCAATTTCAATGTCATCGATATAAGAGCTATCAAAGTGCCCAACCATCGTCGCATCTTCAAAAAGCGGCAAATTATCTTTGATGTCAGTCAGGCCGTGCCCATACGGTGCGTCCCTATCCTCTGTCAAAAACTCTGCCACAATAGACATACCATTGATAGACTCCATGTTATCCTTGACGTATTCTTCATTCCACGAGATGCCATTATGCTGATAATGCGAGGCGTCCGGGTGAATCTCATGAAGCACAACTTTAATCGGTCTGCGCCCACTAATCGTCTGCTGATTGGCAACCTCATAAATGGGCGTCATCCTTTCCAACACATCCTGCAAATTCCCTCACCCCCTCACTTAGCTTGATGGTGACGGGCTTGCATTCCCGTTGTTGGCTTGTGTAGACGCACTGCTCGGATTCGTAGCCGGTTCTCCATCAGAGCCGTCCACATCATGATCGGGCGCGTCTTTCCCCGTGACTGTAAACGACGTCTTGTGCACCGGGTACTTGTTTTCAAAGTCTTCCGCCAGCTCAAAGTCCATAAGCGACAGATAATCGTCCGCGTTCATGCCGATGGACGCAATCCACGCTTGCAAGCTGCCCTTGCCTCTCGAATACAGATCGGCAAGATTCTTTACCATCTTGTCACGGTTAATAAAAGTAACGGGCAAGACGCGGAACTCAATGTTGTACGTCTTGTCCTGAATAATATTGTAGTTAATACACTTGTTAAGCTCTTCAACGATGGCTTCAATCCACGTGTACACATTCGTTGCAACGATTTCCATGTTCAGCGTCGCAGTCGCATAGTTACCACTTGAACTACCGTTCAGCGCCGCCGCAGAGAAACCAATGTCCTCGTTCACGTCCTCTTTAATTGCATTCTCATTCTCTTCATCAAGCAGAGAAATATCGACAGGAAGTCTGTCCATCTTTGTACCGGATGCCAGCGAGAAGAACGAAACCCCTGTGCCATTCGCACGCTGCGTAAGCGCCTGTTTTACCGTGTCGTGCTGCGCCTGCTGTTGCGCCTGCGTTAGAGCAGATGTGCCCTTGTCCTTGCCTTCGGGGAACGTCTCATAGTAAATCTGATTGTTCACAGTGTCGAGCACGCGACGTTTGGTATCAACAAAATATTTAGCGTAATCTATATCATCAAGTGCAGCCACTGCAAACGGAACACCATACGGGTCGCTCTGCTCACTCTTGATTTTGGTTGCGATCGTCTTGCGCCAGTCAAGACGCACCCAACACGCACCATTAGTAAATTCATGAGCAGTATACTTTTGATACGCATCACGAATCTGTTTCGGGAAGGCTTGCAGTTTCCGCTTACGAGTGTCCTCGTCGGTTATTTCATCAAAATACCGGAGATCAAACGCTAACTCATAACAATTATTGCGGCGACCAACGATTCGCGTATATTCAATCGGTAAAGGAATTACCGTTGCATTGACACCAGTTGCATTGATTTCTGTGATGTTGCTCACATCAACATCACTCAGCATAGAACTTTGCACGGGATTCGCAGTCTTTGTCTCCATATACGCGACATACATACCGTCTTTCGCATCACGAAAAATCGCATCACGAATTACTTCTTTGTATCGCAGCGAACGCAAAATGCTATTCATCTTATCCGCCTGCGCTTTATAGCCGTTTCTTTTTGCACCATGCTTTTTCGGCCTCGCAACCACGACATAATCAAGTGAATGGAGGCTTGCTAGGCTGTCAATCGCCGTTGTGACCGTGCCATTTGAGTAGTACGCCCACTGCGACCACTGGCGAAGTTCCTTGATGTTATGTTGCGGGTCTTTCGCCATGCGCAGAACATCGTCCGTAGAATACGGTGCTGATTTACGCCGGTTGTATCCAACCATCATCAGATAGGCGGAGCCGATTTCTGTATTCCAGTTGTTGCCGTCAGCCGGTAACTGAATGCTCTGCTGTTCGCTTACGTCCTGCACAGCCTTTTCCGGTTCAGAGTCAAGGCCAAAAAGCCTTGCCCAAAAACTGTTTGCCAAAAGCATTTCACCCCCATTCTTTAGTTAACAAGTGTCAAAAATTCATAATCCGAGTTGTCTGCGAACAGATCCTTTTCCAACAACTCAGCAAAGTAATTACCATACGACAAGGACGTATATCTATCCTTGCACATACCAGAGCGTTCCTCTATTTTGATGGCATTCGTCTGCCCCATCAGCGTATACTCAAGCGCAATCATCTCATTGATAAGAGCGCTGGTTTCAAGATAAGGACGCTCATAAAAAAGCTGCGTATCCACATCCGCAGTCGCATATTCAGGCACATATCTCTGGATTTCTTCAATGCCCTCCTGCTGGTTAATAAGCAGCTCACACATCTTATTCTGCAATGTTGTTCTCATACAAACAGCAATTTCGCTGTTCATCTTCAAACTCGCCTTGATTGAGAAGAGCACCGGGCGCTGTCCGGCAATGACACAACGTGCAGCCAAGTCCTTGTCGTTCATGCACGTCCACGGCGGATACTCAACATTGCGCTCTTCATCATAAAGCACCTTGGCAAGAGAGTCGTATATACTTACCATTTGTTATCCCGTTGGCTTTTTATCCCACGGCTCTACCGGTTGACTTCCCAATAGATCAGCATACCTTTTTGCCATGACTCAAGATGAGTTTTAGGCAGCGCGAACTCGTGCAGACGTTATATTCCGACAAGTCGGGTTCAGTCTGTATGCGTTGCGTGTGACTATGGCGTTACCCATAGCCTTCCACTCGGATTGGCCTCTCAGCTTCCCCGCTTTCTTTCGCGCTTTGTCAACACGCGTTTCCGTGTGAAGGGGCATAAGTATACCCGCATTTCTGGTATCAAGCACGCAGTAATCTGCATCAAAGTCCGTAAACAACTGTTTGATTCTGATTGCCTGCTTGCTCGTTTCAAACTCTGTCTGTGCTTCAAGATAAACGACTTGACGGCGATACCCTTGCTTGACAGCAACATGGTCGCCGCTTACGTCAGACGATTTATACTCTTTGCTCTCAGGCAAAAGCCTGATGCACGTAAAAATAGAGTTGTCGTTGCCACTACCGCCCTCTGGGGCAATATCGCACGAAACAACTCTGACCTCTCCCTCTTGCTTCGGGAGAATATATTTGTTTTTGACTCTGCTTGCTACATCCACATTCCGGCGCGGATAAAACGGTCGTTTCAAGACGCGATTCTTATTCAGCATCTCATATGTGAAATACGCGTTCGTGTTCTCTGCAATCATGGAGTTTTCATACTCGATTTGCCACGAAACCGTATCTAGCTTCTTCCGTTCTCTGATTAAGAAGTTTCGCGTTTTAATTGTGTGCTTTAAAGCAATCGAGTAATCCATGCCAACTACAATGGCATCATCATTGGTTATCATACTCTTTGTGAAGAGCTTGATTAACCCCCACATCCAGTGACTTCGATACCATGCAGAGCTGATATAGATTTCTTTTGGCTCTTCCACAAGAGAAGCGTAATCGCTGTGCTTCTGGATAAACGGGACTTGACGAATGACAAGAAACGGAGAGAGAACGCGGTCAATGACCTCTTTATCAATGACACGGAACTCTTCGTAAATATTGACCGTAGCACGACGGCCACGAGCATTATCATTCGCTGTGACAACCGACACAGAAGACCCGTTTTTGAACGTGACTTCAATGTCATTCTGGCTGTCTTTAATTACGTCTATCTCTTCTTGTAGCAATGGGGAATTTGGAAGAATCTCTTTTCTGATTTTTTCAGAAACGATTAGTTTGGCCTGTCCCTTTGTGCCAGATGCAACGACTACCTTTGTGCCAGGACGCAGAATAGCTTCTTTGCACGCCCATACTGCAATCAAAAATGACTTTGCCGCAGAGCGAGCAGCCACGATACAAATGCTCGGATAATAGTCCATCAACATCAAAATAATGTGCTGATAGAGATGCAACGTAATTCCAAAATAATATTCAACAAATCTGCCGGGATTCCGCCGCCAAAACGTCATCCACAGAAGCACTTTCTTTACATGGTTTTGGTCGCCAAGATAGCTGTTCTGCGAGAAATTTTCATGCAGATGCTTTTGGCGATCATCCATAAGTTTTTCATAGTCGAGAGGTTTTTGCTTATCCGCCACAAAATCACCCCTCAGTCTCAGACAGGTTGAACTCCTTGTCCAGTTCCTTAGAGCCAGTCAGCAGATTCTTCAACGGACGCTTCATAAAGCGTTCAATATACTCTTTAAGGTAATCGAAATCTTTATAAAGTTTCTTGTCCTTATAAAATTCAGCAGGAGTAAATTGCTCAATATCTCGATATAGGACACCGAGCGGTTTTAATTCCATTTCAGCTTCAACCTTGCGCTTGCGGTCTTCAATCTCCGTAGTCGCAGCCTCAATCAACTGCTTGTACGAGTTTGCAAGAGCACCAACACCACCGGCGTCAGAGCGCGTTGCTTTTTGCAGGTTCAACTTCATATAGCAGATCGTCACATAAAGTTCCTCTTGACGTTTATCTTCAGGCTCACCATATTTCGTTACCCAACTGTCGTACTCGTCCTGCAAAGCCTGATACTCACCCTCTTTAAAGCCAGTACCAAACCGCTTTACAGTCTCAACAGGGACTTCAATATCTTCGTTCTGCTCTACCTCTTCTACGGTTTCAGCATTCTCGACGTCAGCTTCCCACTGACGCACAAGTGTGTCTGAATATGTTGTTGCACCACTCGCCGCACGCAAATTCAAGCGAGACACATACACACTGACTCGATTTCGCGGTTTGCCCTCTGAGCGATTGCTGATTTTGCGCGACATCGCCCAAATGTCTTTGTCAAAGTACATATCTGTTATCTGACAGATCCGTTCCGCCGCAGCATCCTCATCTCCATCATAAAACTTGACATATTGCTCATACAATTCCGCAATACAGTTTCTACAAATAGACAGATACCCGTTGTTCCCCTTATAAATAGGAGACTTTGACGCAGAAAAGTTCGTCTCTTGCTTCTTGTATTTGTGGCCGCAGCAAGTACACCGGTATACATCGTCGCTTTCCACAATCGGTTCAATCTCAACCGGCTTTGCACTCTTTACGACCTTCTTTTTCGCCGTCGTTGCCTTTTTCGGCCTTTTGGCAGGAGCTTTCAAATTCTTATATGCCACGCCCACACCACCTTTCGTTTCGAAAATACAAAAAGACCCAGCCTGTTACGGCTGGGTCAAACTCTCTTATTTCATGGCATTACGCCCAATCGTCCGCTTGGGACATTACAATACCCCATTCTTCGTCCTTCATGACTGCATCTCCTTTCTCCGCATCATATCTTTGATGACCACGTCAATCTCTTGTGCCACTTTCACGAAATCGTCCTCGTCGTATCCCTTCGTTGTCATTGCCGCAGTGCCAATTCTTACGCCAGACGTCTGCATCGGTGAACGAGTCTCATTCGGGATGCAATTCTTGTTTAGTGTAATTCCGTGCAGGTCAAGTTCATCCTGGACTTCTTTCCCTGTCAGTCCAGTTTCAGTCAGGTCAAGCAGAAACAGATGGTTGTCCGTACCACCCGTCACGACATTATAGCCGAGCCGAATAAACTCATCACACATCGCCTTGCAGTTGCGAACCACACGATGAATATATTCTTTGTACTCATCAGTACATGCCTCTTCGGCGGCGACAGCCTTACCAGCAATGACGTGCTGAAGCGCGCCGCCCTGACAGCACGGAAATACAGCACTGTCCACTTTCTTTGCAAGCTCAGGACGGCAGAAAATCATGCCACCGCGCGGGCCGCGCAACGTTTTATGCGTTGTTGTCGTGATAATATCGGCAAGACCAAACGGGGACGGATGATCGCCAGCAACAATGAGTCCTGCAATATGTGCCATATCCACCATGAAATACGGCTTATACTCGTCAGTCGAGTTTGCCTTAATAATATTATAGATGCGCTCGAAATCAATGATTCGACTATAAGCAGATGCACCAGCAAGAACGAGAGCCGGATGGCACTCTTTGATTTTGCGGTCAATATCGTCGTAGTCGATAAAGCCATCTGCATCCACGTTTTGACACTCCCCATGATTAAAGTCAGAGGATTCTCGTTTCATTGATCTTTGCCTATTACTAGGACTTACATGATCTCCACGAGCGTAAATTCGGGCGTGTCCCGCCCTACTGTTATAGCTTATATCCCCATAGCTAGAGCTAGTGGTTTTACGATATACATTATAAAACACAGTATTAAACAACTTGCCGCTGAAATTTACACCAGATCCGTGCGTAAGATGTCCACCGTTATCAAGACTCATAGCAAGAATCGTGTCGCCCGGTTTCAATACGCTAAAGTAAGCGGCCATGTTAGCCTGAGAACCAGAATGAGGTTGTACATTAACATGATAATCAGTGTTGAACGCCTCACGCCACTTGTCGCAGCAATACTCTTCCAGCTCGTCAACATACTGACAGCCGCCATAGTAACGCCCCTTGTTTCCTGACGTTCTCATGGCCGGATAGCCCTCCGAATACTTGTTTGTCAGACACGAGCCGACAGCTCGCATGACGTTTTCGGATACAAAATTCTCACTTGCAATCAGTTCGCAAGTGGTTCCCTGACGATGCTTTTCCTTCTCAATGATTTCGAAGACCTTAGACTCCAACAAACAGTTCCCCTTTATATGATTTATTATTTCTTTGGCGGAGATTGACGCTCCAAATGTCTAACATGGTATTCTCGCTTCTTTGATCTTTGCCTATCACTAGGTCTTACATGATCTCCACGAGCTTAAATTCGGGCGCGTCTCGCCCTACTATACGGTCATGCCAACAGGCGCAATCCTTCATTCAAAATATTTCTTGCGGCGTTCACGTCCCTATCGTGACGTGCGCCGCAGACAGGACACGTCCAATTGCGCACGGCCAAGTCTTTTGTTCCTGCCCACTGCGTTCCGCAGCAGGAACAAAGCTGACTTGAAGGATAAAAACGGTCGATTGCCACGACTTTCTTGCCGTACCAGTCCGCTTTGTACTGCAACTGTCTACGAAACTCTCCCCAACCTGCATCCAAAACGGATTTCGCTAATTTGTGATTCCGTACCATGTTTTTAGGTGTTAAATCCTCGATGCAAATCACATCGTTTTCTCGGATAAGCTGAGTGGACAGCTTTTGCATTGCATCTTGTCTCTGATTTGCTACGTGTTCGTGCGCTCTTGCGACCTTGATTCTAGCTTTATTCCAGCGGTTGCTCCCCTTTGTTTTTCGGGAGAGTCGCCGTTGTAATTTGGCTAGTTTCTTCTCAGACTTCGCAAGATACTTGTGATTCAGATACTCAACACCATCCGATGTTACTGCAAAAGATTTAATGCCCATATCTAACCCAACGGTTGCGCCGGTCTTAGGAAGCTGCTCCATTTCTACGTCTGTACAACAAATTGCCACAAAGTATTTACCGCTAGGATTCTGACTAACTGTCGCAGAAAGAATCCGGCCTTTGACTTGCTTTGAGACGCGGCACTTAACTTTGCCTAGTTTCGGAAGCTGAACGGATTTATCAAAAACCTTAATGTTCGTTCCAACGCATTTGCTCTTATAACTCTGTTTGTGGTTATGCTTGCTCTTAAACTTTGGGAATCCCGGTTTTTCTCCATTCTTTACTCTACGGAAGAAGTTTTGGTAGGATATGTCCAAATCTTTAATAGACGATTGCAATGCGGTTGCATCGACTTCTTTGAGTCATGTCGTTTCTTCTTGCCTTTTTAGGCTAGTTAAGTCCTTATCTTGTGCAAATCGTGTAGGCGATTTCCCGGTCGCTTTATACATTTCAATTCGTTCGGCAAGATAATGATTAAACACAAACCGAGCACAACCAAATGTGCGTCGAATTAAATCCTCTTGTTCTTTATTCGGATACAATCTGAATTTATAACTATATTCCATCATATCTCACCTCCTATGTTGTGGTGCCGGAGGCCGGACTCGAACCGGCACGCCTTGCGGCACTTGATTTTGAGTCAAGCACGTCTACCAATTCCATCACACCGGCAAGATTTGGCGATCAGCAACGCATTGAGCTTACGCAACTAATCGCCCACCATACGCGATTGAAAACGGGACTTATTGCTGTGCTCATCTCAGCAATGGGATCCCCAAAAGCAGCACGATTTCGCCACTTTTAACACACCACAGCCAATGATACGCATGGCAAAGCCAGAGGCTTGAGCTGTGCGGCCAAACGGCCATTGAAACTGGCAACCGGACTCGAACCGAAATCCTTCTGCCCGTAAGCAGACGCTCTCCAACTGAGCTATACCAGCGGATCCCCTCGTCTTTCCGAAGCGCCAATCGGGCTTTGTTAGGTGGCGTGCGCACGCGCCCGATACCCACATTTGCATAACGTGGCTTGAATCAAACAAGCATCTACCTCGTATTGTGAGGGCGTTTTACCATTAAACTACACGATGACGAAGCCGTTTTTAACTCCGACGAGAACGGCAAACTCGCCAAGCACTCACCTTCATCCTCATGGGAGCCGCACCCAGTGTGCTCGTAGTGCGCGGTATTGACTGCTACGTTGTGAGACACAACCTCACAGTATGGTGGGCTTTAAGGGACTCGAACCCATGCCCCGCTGATTATGAGTCAGCCGCTCTAACCATCTGAGCTAAAAACCCTTGTGGCTGGGACGGCGGGATTCGAACCCACAATATCAGAGTCAAAGTCTGATGTGTTGCCATTACACCACATCCCAGTATCGCAAAATATATTATGCATTTCGGATAACTCGCATATTTAATATACCACGAGAATCACGACGTGTCAACAACTTTTTATGCATTTTGGATATTTCCAAACATATACTTCACGACAGCACAATGCCTTTCGGCGTCAAAAATTTCAAGCCCATAGCCTTTCTCATTCCGCGACGTTGAGCTTTCACCGGCAGTTCGCAAACTCCGGCGGGCATATTTTATTTACTTTTCAGATTCCGACTCAGGCTCTTTGCAATACATATGCTCGACCTTCTTGCCAGTCTTCACAGATTCCTTCAACAGATCGCCAGGCGTAAACGTGATGACCGGGTAATCGTCATACGGCATAGGCAGAAGCGTTTTAGGGTCAGTACCCATACGCCCCTTATGCATTTTCACATCAAAGGCTCCAAAGCCCCTAATGACAACACGTTCTCTCTTAATAATGGCATCAGAAATGATCTCAAAAATATCGTCAATGACGTATCGGCTTTGAGATTTTCGATAGCCAAGATCATAGAGTTTATTTACAATATCAATTTTCTTAATTTTAGTTCAACCTTTCAATTTAATTTGATTTGATACATCGCATCTTTGCCGTCGCGTTCATTAAACACGAGCATCAACTGTCCCGGAGCAGAATACAGACGTTTATTGTTGGCGTATTCATCAACGCCGCAAAGACTAGGCACGATCATTGAGTCAATGCCAAGCTCCTCAAATTCTTCGATGTGATGTTTATCGGCAAGGAGTACATAGTCAATCCCGCTGCCATACTTCTTCATAAACAGCGTATTGAGTTTACGGCCAGCATCACGCACAGAATCAAGGTCGCCATGCGTCGCGCAAACCTTGTAGCCGCAGACGTCAAAGTATAGAAACTCATAATACTCCGCAGACGGGAATACAATGTCCATTCTGTCTTTAAGGCGTTGCTGAAGCCACCACGGGATCAGCCGTTCCATGTTGTCAGCATGGATACTATCTTTCTTATCCTGTACCGTGCGGAGGTGATTACCATATGTCGCATGGACAACCGTCTCATCAACACAATCCGCAAGACGAGAAATCGCCTGCGCCATAATCTCAGATACCTGCATGACCTGATCGCACACAAGTTCCTCGGACGCAACGCGGCAAGATGTATGAATCGCTCCATGAGCTGCGTCGCCAAGGAGCACGACGTGCAACCGTTTGCATTCGTGCAGGAGCAAACGATTCATTACCTTAGATACGAACTTTTCAACTCGCTCACGGCAAACATCTGTGTCATAGTGATTCCAAATGTTGTCCGCCACAAGACCGTAATGCCAATCAGCAAACACAACAATAGCTTCGTTATCACCGCAACAAATAAATTCTTTCTGCTCGACAAGAGGTTGCAATTCATTCAAACGATTCGCCGCATCCACAAGTTGGTCTTCAAGGTGCTCTTCCCTACCGAGCTTATCCACGAGCTTATTAAACTCACGGCGCTGGTCAAAGAGCTTCTTTGCCTCTTTGCGCATCTGACCGATTTTCACATCAATCTCATCAGCGTAATTGCCGCCATCTGTAACCTGCTCACAGGCGTATTTCTTTTTGAAATACTGCATGACAGCGTAACCGGAATACGGAGTCGTGGACGCAGCCTTGCGCAGACTGTCTCTGTGAATATTGAGGTCAAGCGCCTCAACGATGTCTTGCCAGTCGAGATCATCGGGCGATTCCTCAACCTTAATAGAAATCAGCCTCAGCCCATACTCATAATCGTTTTCATTTTCATGCTTTGCATATTTCGGGTTCACACGCGCACCACCCATCAACGCCGCTTGGCGGTATGCGTCTCAATCACTCTCGACTGTCGATACGCTCTCAGCGCTCGCATAAGTCTAGGTTCTTCGACGCAATAATAGTGGCCGCGCTTCGAGTCCTGTTTCATCGTGCGCGGATACGTCTTGTGCGGGAACTGCTTCATCAGTGCCATTTTCTCATCCTTAGTGATAGGAACCAAAAATCAATCATCCTTTAACAACAAAAATAGGATGGAGAATTTCTTCCCCATCCTATATGACCACAAATTGACCAATCTAAAAAACCTAGTGTTTTCAACGGTTTCTGCAATTAGCCAAAATTCGAAATCTTGCGAAATCGCAAATTTTTGTGCATTTTTAACGAAAATTCACGCTGTTTTTGTTGATAACAGAGGGACTTTACGATACCTGCGACCGTAGATTTCAATGGTTCCGGCGTCCGTTTGAACGATTCCTTGCAACGGTTCTCGCCGTTCTTCAAGCAAACTGACAAAATTATCATTCGGGATTGAGAACAACATGGAGAACAAGCTGCGCGAAATATCCTTGTTTGCCGGATCTTCAATCGCCAGCAACAGACGATACGCCGTGTTCGGATTCAGATGGATTGCCTTGATGTACTGCTGGCACTCGTCTTTGATTTCAGCCGTCATAATAGCCTTCATCTCATTGTCAAGCCCATCGTCCGTACTATTCCAGACCGCCTTAACTTGGTCTCTCATGTTTCGCACAAGGCCAAGAATCCGATTGACTTGCGGATACCACACACTCTGCCGCGACTCATTCGGTTTGAGCAGGTCAGAGAACGGAATCGTCTCAGACTTGTAATTCGGATTTCTGTTGCCATTCAAACAATGCTGAAGGTAATCCATCGACGTATCATGGAATCGATAGTTCTTCTTCTCACTATCGTAATACCCTTTCATCCGCGCAATCTTACCAAAGAAATTCGGCTTGATTTGCCGTCCACGCTCATCGTGCTCACAATATTTCTTTTTCAGTTTTTTGATTTCTGCGACACTATCAACTGCAAATTCTTTCTTCGCCTTATCGATCTCAATTCCGGAAAGAATATCCAGCTTTGCAATGTCGCAATACAGTTCCTCTACATCTTCAAAACTGCAACCACCGTTAAGCAAGTCCCAAAGTTTCGTATTGAGTTCCTGCGATAGATTCACACGTTTCGTTGACCTATGTCGCAACCATAGGCAGTTTTACTCTTGCGCTTTCACGCAATGTCCAGACTATATCTTCATTCGTTCTGAATGCGCACCACTTCGATTTAAGGGATTCTCACCCACGCCTTTGCAATTGCGCCCTACTCCTGTTGGCATATACCGCCATGTATATACCCGTGGGATAGTCGTTGAACGTTCCCCTGTTCAGGGCTTCGCTGCTGATTGTCGATTTGTTTTATTAAATATTATTCACTTAAAAAATTGTCTCTTACCTTTATGGCACAATCAATATCACGAAACAAACCAAGATAATACGTTTTGCCATTCTTTTTAACAGCGACAGTATAGCCGTTCGGGTTATGTGAATAAACATATTTATGCCCCGTCCCGCTTACTCGTTTTTTATGAGTATCCTTCCTTACGAACTCAGCACCAGATTTTATACACTCATTAAATTCGTCTACCGCCGACTTAGCGTCTTCAAGATTGTCGTAGTTACCAATATTGTATTTTACGCCTTTTATCATCTTGCAAGCACGCCACGCACTAATGCCAGCGTCCCAAGAAACGCATTGTACTCCCGATGTGTTAGACGAAGATAGCCCTCTATTAGAGGCATTTATCCCCTGCGCGACAATTCGTAAATTGGATTTTCTATTATCTGATGGGTTTCTATTGATATGATCGACAACATTATCATATGAAAACGTTTCATTCATTCCCATCACATACCGATGTGCCAATATTGATTTACCATTAAATATAGCTTGAGCATAGCCTTGAGTATTTATAAACCATCTATATTTGCTAATTAAATCATAATCTTCGGAATCAATAAAGAACGTACCGCCACTAACCGTTACAACCTCCATATATTCTCCATGATTTATAAACCCATTTTTATAAAAGAGATTTGACTTTCTATAATCAAAACCCTTTTCGATTTTTACAATTGGGAACGACGTCTCAGAGACGCCCATGATAACTTTAGACAAAGACCTACGTGTTTTCCCTTTATTACCCTCTATGGCATCTCTATGACGAAACCAATTCCAATCGCATATTTTGGGAAAATCTTCTTTATCAAAAATGAACTTAGTACCATCCTTACAGACTCCAACCATATGCCCACCTTGATAATAATACTCGTTAATAGTATCACCTCCATTCATTACAGGATATACTAAAATTAGTGAATAACATTAAAATTTAGCGTTTAGGATTTGACCATGCGCCATCTCATATCTTTTTTCTGCTTTCGCGCCATACGTTTTGGCATATTTCATCCATACGCTTTGGCATATGAGCTTTACGACGTCCCAGCAATTCAATGCGTTAATTTGTACGCACATCCCTGTGCGCCGAAACCGTAGTTAATCTCGCCGATCTTGTTTACCGATGTCTTGATATCCAAATCAGCCTGCTCTTCTTTCGTGTAATGGCGCACGACCTTTTTGGCATCAACAAGACTCGTCGGCACAAGAAACTTATCATAGTTCTTTTGCGCTGCACCAATTAGAATTGGATTGTCCGTTAACATGACAACGTCACTGTCAAACCTTAATACCCTCGGTTTCCCGATATTTCAATACGGGAGTAGATCATCTCATTCACCATCATAGGTGGGCTGGCGCTTCCAAGCTGCGGAGTTTCACCGCAGTGTACCCGGTCTAAGCGTGCATTCCTGTTTAGCTTGTTTCCGGTGATCGTTACACCTTGCTTTCGCTTTTGCAAAAGCCTTGGCACGGTAACATCATACATATCGATTAGATTTCTACCGTTAGCCTCGTTTGAGACACCCTCTATTTAGAGGTTCACCAACCTTTTTACATGAACATTCCTGCTCATGGCGGACTTTTGAGGTTAATCCGCACCTGACAACCGCATCAGTACGTTCTCTCCAATACTATTGATGCACACAATATTATTTGTCGCGTTGATATACCGCGAAATTTCCGCGTTATCTTTATTTTTGGTTATCCATACATTCCCCACTGTCACATGAGGACTACGACTACCAAGCAGAGTTTGTCCGAAGGCAAAACTCTTGTTGTACACATTGCCGACACCAATCTGACTCGTCCCATCAAATTGGCCGATTGCTGAATACAGCATCTCAATCGGATTGCCAAGCAACGTCGAGTAGTTGCCATGTACCAGCAAATGCCCTCGCCGCAAGTTCTTTTTGAATGCACGCGAGACATCCTGCACAAACTCATGATACAGTTTTGTTCCAGAAAACTTATCAGTAAGCCCAAGCATCTGATACACAACATCATTTGTCGTTGCAGCAGACGAGATTTTCTCATCAGCTCCGCCGTGCTTAATATGGAATCTCAAGATGGTCGGGTCGCTCTGAATAAGACTCAGATAGTCAAGAGACGGTTGTACAAGCGCTGATACATCGTCCTGAGACATCTGCAAGGTGTTCAAGAGTTGATAGTGCGTCTGAACCATGTCGCCGTCAAAGAAATGCGTCGGTTTCTCGTATTTCACTACACCGAAGTCTCCGTCCTCATCAAGCAACTGCAACCATTTTTCAAGCGTACCAAATTTCAGGTATTTGATACTGCTCGGCGTCGTAACGATCTTAACATCACTAATATCATTGGCAAATGTCCGGCCATTGAGTTGACTGACATCCGTAATCCCGTGATCTGCAAAGAATTGCTGAAGGTTACAGTTGAAGCACGCTGACTTGAAGAAACGGTTCCGCAAGAGAACCATGCCCTTGTCCTCGTACTCTCCAAGCAAACTCTTATCAATAAGAGACTGACCGTCCCAAATGCTGTTGCTGACCTCAACTTCCTCCGGCGCAGATGTGAGCCAACCATCGTTGTCCGCCTTGACAGCAATAACTTTATCTTTGAATACGCTATTGTAATCGTCAATGACTAAGAAATTCTCAGGCCGGATGCTAATCAGTCCGATAATGCTGCTCAACGACAGCGCAATATACGCTTCGAGAGCTGCTAAGTCAACCTGCTGCCCTTCCTTGATCTTGAGTCCACACATTTCCCACTTGTGAATACGGCTGTACAGTTTTTCGTCTATGAACAAACATTTACCTACACGGCTACTGCCGCTGCTCCGCTTAAACCGGCAGAATCGAATGCCATCACAAACAAATCCATCCTTGTACAACTTTTCACGAAGTTGTGCCACCGAGTACAGGACTTTCATTGCCTTGCCTGTAAGTTGGTACGCGCCATCCTCGAAACAGAAGTAATCGCCGAGCAATTCATCTGAAATTGGGTTGTCTACTGGCTGTCCAAGCTGAATTGCGGCCAACTCACCGTCAATTAGACACACTCCATCTTTCATAGTTACATCTGACTGGGTATAGCCAAATTTGATATAGAGGCCGCTCCCAAAGCGGTTATACTCCTTTACGCTATACTTAAACGTGACGTTAATAACTCTTCTGCAATACTCCTTGCCTCGGATATTGAATGAAAAGTCCATTCTCCTGTAGACTTTCTCATAGATTTCAGGAAGTTTAATAAGGTCTTTACTGTAATCTAAGGTGTTTATAAACTTCCTCGTGTTGATCGCGCCACGATTATCCCCCGTCCGATACCTAATTCCATACCCGCTACAGAAGTCATTGGAATAGTTAGAGAGAAATAAATCCTTGGCATCCGCTGAAATGATATAGACCGCTTTAGTGTTACTTATAAAATATCACCACCGTGACTAAAATCCTTAGTAATGTTGTTATATGTCCTTGCATTTTCACGAAGGATTCTCATGTAAAATGACTCGCTCATATTAAAATCATCTTCCGGTGTGTAGTGCCCGCATCTGGTACTGCACGCCTCACATTGTTCGCACCACAGGCACGTGCCTCGTCTATTTGCCATTACGTTTTTGTTCCCCTCATCTCTCTTGCTTTTTTAAGCCGCTCAACAGACGCAGCTCTTTGCTCATCTGTCATCTGAACCTGTCTGGGCTTCGAAATCTTTACCAACTTAAACGGAATCTTGGCGTATAGACTGCCATCCTCATTGTCCGCAACAATCTGTACACTGTCAGGAAATTTATCTTTGAGTTTCAGAATCTTATTACGCCAAGTCCATTCGCTCGTAGAAACACCCCACCAACTATCACCATAAATGTGCTCAATGACAGTTTCTTTGATGTCGTTCACTCAACCACCCTTTCTTTAACCCTTTGCCAGCTCGTCCAGCCAATTAGAAAACAGCCGTCTCATTCTGGAACTCGGAATATAAATCCAGATTTCATTGCCGTCTCGAATCGCGCTTCGCCACACCCACTGGATCATCTCACTCAAAGCGTACTCGTCCTCTTTCACCTCAACGCCATAGCTGCTGAAATATCGCTTCATAAACGGATTCAGATATGGGTTGATACAATAAGCAAGATGGCATCTATCTCTATACTCATTAGTGGCTCGTGCAGCACATTGAAGGTAGCTCTTCTTCCAGCGTCCATTTGCAACATCATCCATATAGCGTTTGTATGTTGTCCACAAAGCCGTTTTGCTGTTCGCGTTATAAATGTTGCCAAAAACGTTCGCCAAATTTTTGCTGAGTTGCCGAACTGATATTCTTTCGTCCTTACCACGATTTTTCTGATACCATGCGACTGACAAAGCGGTCGATTTGTCGCCAATTGAATTGATTTTTTTATTATTCAGAATGTGAATCTGATATTTTAGCAACCGCGCATATTCTGGATTTTTTCCCTCTGTGCTAAACCGATAATGCCCGTCTTCGACCACAGTTCCAATTTTCTCAAATTCAATACCGTATATGTCAAAATAATACTTATGAACCTGCGAATCAAATAAATAAGTTAAGATAATGACTTCCTCAAACGCCTCGAAAACTTTAATCGGGAAAGTCCACACAAAAACCGTATTGTTAAAGCGCCTCACTCGACCAGATGTAAATATGTCTTTATATTTCTGAGCAAAAACATTTTTATCATCCGTAGAAATCCAATCAATATATCCATCAGCATCAATACTAATAAGCCTCAATTCTTGAAGAGTATTGAAGTCACTTTCACCAATGCTAAGTTCTTTAACGGCTTCAAACGATTCATCAAAAATGAGCTTATAATGACCGTCGTGAATAAGTTGCGTCATCTCCGGATCGCACCTTTTAAATAAAGCGTGCGTTGTCGCAATACACCGTTTTTCTCCCAAGAGTCTAAGGAAATCGACATACTTTCCTCGTCCATAATCTTGCGGATCAACAAAATCACGCGCCGGGCAACCATTCTTAATACGCTCGACCTCACTAAGATACGGCGTCACAAAAATGTACCGGCTGTCTAAGTCCTCGTTCATCTGAGTAATGGCGCTCTCGGTCTTCCCGCTACCCATAATGGAGTCGCAAACCTTAATTTTTATTAGCTATCGTCCCCTCAAATCTCTTCATTTAGCCAATTCCGGATGATCCTGCGGCAAACCTCATTCGACGAATATTGGAGATTCGGGATTGCCGCGCAATCTCCGTCACAGACAATATCGCAAATACTACGAATACATTTTTGGCTCATTGCATACGCCAGCAAATCTGGACTCATCGCCCGATAGTATTCAATTCTTCTCATACAACATTCTCGCCTTCATATTTCGACAATTTTTCTTGGTACTGCTCAATGTACCGTTTAATTTCTACATCTGCCTGCCTCACGCCATCCATGTAAGCACGAAAAATCTTGTAGTCTGCCTGCCGCGCCTCAATCATATCCTCAATTACCTGCACAGCTTGCGAAACAGCAGCACTCGCAGACGGAGAAAGATGTATATGATTCCGGTTGTTGCGAAGCAAATATTTCAGATCAGCGATAACGGCTCTCGCATCGTCAACATTCGGTTCGAAATTCCTATCGAATACCATAGCGCACCTCTCTGTACTTCCCATTCACGCACCGACCAGATTTGATGCCAGGCGTCTTACGGATCTTCTCTCTACGATAGCCACACTCCACACAAAAATGGCAATCAATCAGCACAGACGCATGAATCGTCGTGTGAAAGAGATTCGCGCCACACACAGGACAAACGTCAATTTCCATGTTTATTCACCCCGTAATTACAAAAATCGAAAGGATAGGCCGAAGGCAAGACTCCATGATGTCGAGGATGCTCACAACTACCAAATGAACAGTGTTTGCAATCCTTGCAATAGACAATCTCAACCGGAACACACCGCTCCATGCATCTTAAAGCCATCCTGATACCACAACGCACTGCATCGCCGAACCGGCCATCAGGCACTTGAGCACGTTCCTCAAGCAGAAGTTGTTTCAGATCGTATGCGTTAATCAGCCTCATGACTAACCTCCAAGTTCCGCTCATCGTCAAGATATTCGTCAACCTGAATTGCTTTGAAATCTTCATCCAAGGCTACTTCGCAGGCTTCTTCCCAAGAGTCAGCGTCAACAACAACTTCTTTTGTAACAAATACCCTGTAAACCATCAGTCCACACCTCCACCGCGCAGCACTCGAATAGCCTGTTCAACTTTTTCATTTGTCGGCAAATCGCAATCGCACAGTTCTCTCTTATAGGCCGGGCACACATCGCCTGCGCCGTATCCACTTTCTTGCCATTCTTTAAGCGAATACACTTCAGCAACGTTAGGATACTGCGTGTAGCCACTGAACGACCGTTTTTCATCGTTCTCTGTCCTATGTCCCCACAGCCAACACGGCATCCCAAACTTCCAACCAAAAATCGTATGCTTAATGCTTACCGCAACAAGATTTCTCTCATCCACCTGTCCATTCCTCCATGTCATCATCAATAAACAACTTAGCCGTCTTACTCATGTACTCTTCTCGCCGCTTTATCGTTTCATCAACAACCTTCTGCGTGGCTTCCTGAATTTCATTAGCTCTGAGCATACCCATGTGCGACGCAACGTCCCACAGTGAACGGATCCAGTCCTTCATTTCTCCGTCGCTCATAGACCGGATTATGTCATATTCATTCACCACATCACGTCCAACAGCCGGGCAAATGCAACAACCACCATTCAAGCTGCTCGGAGAACCATAGACACACAACGAACACAGATCAATACAATCTCCCACTTAAATCACCCCATTTCATCCGGGTCGCTCAAGAATACCGTCTTGCCAATATCATCAGATCGAAACGCGAAAAGCGTTTCTGGCTTTTCGTTACTCGTAACGCCAACGGTATTCCTCCAGAGCCTTGACGCACAACGAGTAAAATTCCGCTTCTGCCGGAACCGCGTTTTCAGAATGCGTTACGTTATACAGGTGCGCTTCAGCCAGCTCGATTGCATCAAAGATATTCACGATTGCACCAACTCCACAAACCGCGCACCGATGACATCGAACTCATCGTTAAGGCCATCAATATTATCGCTATCAACCTTAATCGTCAGGACTCCAGCATCATTGTAGACGCAACCATCATTGACTTTATAGGCTTTGCCGGGCGTGAACATTTTCGCATTAGAATCTACGCAAACGATTGTGCCTTCGTACCGTGTCGCAGTAGGACTCACGCCAGTAAACGGAATAAATTTTGCACCCAAGACAAACCAGTTTTCATCCATCGTTGATGCCGCAGCATAACAAACCCCGTTGTCGCCAACAACGTACTCGTTGCTAAACTCATATACCTTGCCAATGGTAAAACGCTTAGAAATGGGGCATGACTCATTTTTCTCCACGCACACAGCCTTGCCTTCGAACGGCTTAGACATATCGGAGTGCTCAGTACGCTCATAAGCATCCATATCAACCGGTCGGCCAAACAGTCTACCAAGCGCAATACTCGCACCAACGTACTGGTCAAAATCATCTTCCAGATGGCAACTTGCCGTCGCGCGTCTCAAAACTTCATCGCCACGTTTGAGAACCGCTTTTGTTTTTTGGCCTTTGCAAGTAATTACGATCGACGGATATTCCATTTTGCTTTCCAGTACCGACTCCTTGCCATGCACGAGCGGTGCAACGACAGGCGTTTCAGATGTGGCCGCAGAAATACTGCCCGATTCAAGAGATACGATTTTGCTCCATAGGTTGTAGGCATCATCATCGTCATATTTGACACGATAATCAAATTCATCGTTTTGTGGCGGGGTCTTATAAATAGCAGTAATAATTCCACGTGAACCATTCGGATGCTTACCGATATTATCAACCGCAATAACACGATCGCCGACTTTATATTCCATATCGGCATCTCGCTCTGCGTCATAATGCTCAAGACTATCTGCAAAGAAATAATATCCCGGAGCAAAATCGACCTCATATCCGTGCTCATCAACATCAAAAAGAGCAACAGCAGTAATTTTGCCAACTCTTCCTCTGTACTGAGAATGTAATACTTTCGAACTATCTTTCACGCGCACCTTGTCGCCTACCTTAAATTTCATCAACAACCTCTCTTTCTAATGCCCATGCATCAACCGCTTCCACACACTCTGGACACCCAACGATAACGCTATCCATATCTCGCAAAATCGTGTCCGTCTCAGATCCGCACACGGGACAAACCGGCACACGATATGCACGCGGCTCAAGCGGCGGCTCAAATCCAATATCAATCATGTTAATTCCTCTTTCCCGGACAATCCGGCGTGATTTCCGCCCACCATGCAACATCGTCTACCGCGACATAGCCCCATTCACTATCGACATCGTAAAACCCAGGACGGCGAATACCAGCGAATTCATCGTCCACTTTAGACAAATCAGTTGCAAAATCGAGCACTCGATACAGATAGTACGGGACTTCGCAACACAGATACTCGCCATCCTTTTTCGGCAACTTATTTCCCTTATGCCAAACGATATTGGTTTGCTGAGTATGTTTTTTCTCTTTCTTCGAAGCCGCCTTACGTTTTTCAGGATAGAAATCACACTTCGTCTCATCGCCTCCGCAACTGCACGGATCACATTCTCTTGTTCCCCAGCACCTATCCGCTGGATACACGCTCCCATCCTTGCTGGCCTCATGCCAACTTGCACATTTGTTTATCTAAATCACCCCATTGTTCTGCCATCGCTTTTGCGATGCCTTTAAACGTTACACTTCTTGCCTTTCCTTCGTGCGGTATTGCTGCGCCGTATGTTTCGCCGCCAAGTTTACGCCCTGTCCCGCTCGGAACAAACGGCTTGTAGTCAGTTACTATTCCTGTCGGCTCAAGCGGATCCAAACCGCGCAACCACAGCAACGTGCGCTTGCTCCATTGTTCCCCAAACTGGTACGGCTGAATGACCTGCGTCGCTTGTGGCAGACCAACGACCTTTAACGGCGTCGGGTTCTCGATGCACACTCGATCGCAGTCAGCGTTATACAACTCCATGAAGAACTCTTTCGCAGCCATCGCCTTTTCGAGCCGCGCAGGGTCAATCTGACCTTTGTGCGGATACATCCGGCAAGCACCAGCTACACTCATGTACGTGCAAGGCGGATGAGCAATTATCATATCCCATCGTCCAACTATTTCGTGCTCAACGCCATCACACGTTACGAATTTACAATTACCATTCATCACCCGGCGCACATCCTGAATGGCATATTATTCAGGATGTGCGCCGGAGCACCGCTGAAGGTCGCACGAGTACGCCTCCCAACCGACCGCGCGGAACGCTACACACACTCTCTGGCTCTCTTCACAGGCCACAAGCAGTTTCTTACTCATCGCCTACCTCGGTCATAGACTCCGAAGCTTTCTCAGCAAACCGCTTTACAAGAACCGGCCATTCCTCATCCGTAATGACACTCAGGTCATGTAACGCAATCATTGCATACCCAATCGCGCTCCATAGCCTTGCATCATCGCCCAATGTGTAGCCATTGGCTTTCATGTATTCTTCAAGGCTCTCCATCCATCAGACCCCTTTCGTATACACGGACTCAAAAACATCCTTAGAGCACATCTCGATCTCACCGTTGCCACAGAGAATTAGATAATCCCCGCAATCCACGCTATAATCATCATCCTCAACTCTTAGGAACGGATTGCGCGGATACCCGCCCAACTCGTCTGAGTCCCAAAACAGCACCCCATCATTGAACGCTTTCGTCACCCACGGCTCACCGTAAAGCACTCCGTTGTACTGAAACGCCTCAACCTGCTTCGGCAGACCATATCTTTCTCCGTCCTTCAGCTTGTACTTCATTTCTTCATCCTTTCAAATTATGCATTTTGGTTAACTCATGCCTTTAAAAAATTTCGGCAGATTTTACGCTCACCGAAAAATTCATTCGTAAACCGGCACACAGCCTTATGCACACACATATGGCACTTGTCTTCGCAGTCCACACACCACGGCGTGTCCTTATAATGACTACAGAAATTGCACGTCGGCTCGTCCATCTCATCCAGATCATCTGACTCCGCCACCGGCTCTATGTCATCTTCATCATACGAAGCAGAAATCTCAAGGCCGGACTCTCTGTCCCAACAACGTCTGCAATAATCTCGCCAGTCATGCCCCACCGTACAAAGACTCTCTTCCGCTCCATTTGGCTCATACCCATAATCCCATGGGCATCCACAGCACCCGCCAGCCCACTTATCGTCAACCTTGTCCGGGTGCTCGGCTTGCAACAACTCTCTAAAAGTCAATTCCTTTCTCCCCTCAATTCAAATTTTGGTATTATGCATTTTGGATAACTCATATTTTTTAAATAGGGACATCTCGTCTGAGGTGTCCGGCTTTGCGGTTGGCTGATTATGTTTTAGTCATTTCGGATAACTGCATTATTATAGTACACCATGATTCAGGATTTGTCAAGCGTTATTTTAGGCATTTCGGATAACTTACACGAAAGCAACCGGCAGGCGATATTCAATCGACCTGCCGGAAGATGTGACCACTGCCCCCGCTGCGCACCAACACAAGAGCACCATAAAATCACACGAAAATCATGAAATTCTGTGAACAAACTGTGAAGTCCACAGAAGAGTCAGGGAAATCTCAACGAAAATGCAACGAGAACTAGAAAAACGTAAAAAAAATGAACCGTACAAGAAGAAAAACGTGCAAAATCTGAAAGAATGGGAGAAACAAAGGAGAGGATGAAGAAGTCGCAGAGTGAGTGGCCATTTTTTCGAAAAAAACGCAAAATATGCAATCGGACTACATACTTTCCTGCATAAATATCTCCAAAAGCACCCGCAAAGCATTGATAACCCTAGGTTTTTGAAAAAAGCAAAAATTACTTTTGTTTATAAGGGAGGGAACTATATGACGAAAGTGCCCTCGCTACGCTCGTTCTGCCCTTTCCGCCGCAGGCGCTTTAGTTTGAATTAAGCGAAATTTAAGATAAATGAAACCATAAGTTTGATTTAACGCTATTGAATCAGGCGTGGACGCCTGTAATGAAACCATAAGTTAGTTCCTTACCAGTAAGGTGTCTGGATCGGCAAGTTAGTTATTCGAAACAGAGAGACATATCGTGATACAGAGCTTTCTTTTCTTCATCCATAATACCAAGATACCGTAAGGTGGTCTGAGGACTGGAATGTCCAAATAGCATTTGGAGTTGTCCAATGTCTCGGTTTGTCTGAAGTGTCGGGTTGGATGTGTACTCACTCCATCCCCATGTCTTTCTCAATGAATGCGTACCGATGTTTTGCCGTACACCACAAGCTAGTGCAGCTTCTTTCAGAACCTTACGAAGCGTGTCTACCTTAATAGCTCCTCCCTCTCTCGAAGGGAACAAAAAACATTCCATGCTGGGTTGCTTGCCAGCCTTCCGTACATACCACCTGAGTGCAGACAGGCATCCTGAATTTAAAAATATTTTTCTTTTCTTTTTCGTCTTGCTTTGATATACGGTGATGCTGTCTGTTGTGTCTTCAATGTCATCAATATATCTTACGGTTTTGTCTGACCATAAAACATCAGACCATCTTAGTTTCAACAATTCATTCGCTCTAAGGCCAGTATTTACTCCAATCGCAAATGCTAAGTAATACTTTGGATCTTTGTTCGCCTTTAACCATAAAGCTATCGCTTGAAGTTGGTCTTTGTCCTTTACAGGGTATACGGTTTGCTCCTTTCCTACGTTGTTGTTCCTTGGTTTCGATGTCGGATTCGGAAACATTTGTGTAAGGTCTATAATCTTACATTCATGCTTCTGAGCAACTGATCTTGAGGAACCAATCGTACCCGTAGAAATTACTTCAAAGTCCGTATCGAAGATGGAATACTGGTATCTAGCATTATCCAAAATGTCGCAACCTCCCCTTATGCCGTACAACAAAAGTCTTTGATTTCATGCTCTTATTGTATCAGAAATTGGTCAAAAAGTCAAACTGATTTTATGCATTTCGGATAACTTCTTTTGTAACCGTACACAATAATCCGAAGTCAGCAGTAACCATCCAGCTACAGACTTCCCATCCCGGTTAAGGTTTTTATTTTTTCTTCTGTTTCCCATATCGTACCTAGTTCCGTGATGTTAGCTGCGGAGGTATAAGTCACCTCACTACGACAAATCGGTTTTACGGTCATTTTTACATCTTCTCATTTTTCAGGTTCTTCAAAATTCTCAAATTATTCATGTGTTGGAACGAAATTGAGATTGAGTCTCATATTCGGTCAGCTAGATTGAGACTATAAGGCCAAAAGAATGAGAGGTTTGCTAAGGTGAAAATGAGAAAGCAAGAGGTGTAGATGAATGTACTAGACATTTGTCACAAAATCGCTATGAAGCTAAAAATGTCAGATATCCCCCCATTAGCCGGATAGCACATAAAAATCAGGTGTTAATACTGCAATCCATGAAAAAACAGAATTGAATATGGGTGCATTTTGCTATAAAAACGATCTTTTCAGGCTTCCGGGGACATTGAAAAATCAAATAATTTTACGTTCACGATTTTATGACATTTAGAGATGATTTTTTCTTTTAGTCTAAAAAGAATTTTCAGCAGCAGCAGCAGCAGCACCAACAACATAAATCCCTTTTCCATTCATTCCTTTTCCGTCTTTTTCACTTTGCATAACCTTCTTTTTAGATATAAGAAGCTAGGAAGTTAGACGGATAACGGAGGCCGGATAGGCTACGGATAGCAGGAAGCGCCGGAGGGCTTTGCAGTGTATACGGCTTCATTGGTATCTGCATTTTATCCTTTTATTTATTCTGTTATTCGCTGTTTAACCGTGTTTATTTGTCCTCTATGCTGTTTTGCGCTTGTAGCAGTGTAACTATAGCTATAGGCATTATAAACGCTTATATGCTTGTTCTTTGCTTGTATAGCTGTCCAACGTCTATCATGTGCAGGTGATCGGGCCGTGACGGTGCGCAAACTGTCGTTGTGCTTGTGCTTGTACGGTTTGTGCATTCGGTTTATATACGTAGAGACAGAAAATTTTAATCTGTAAGCGGTTTTACTGTTTGGCCGGTATAGTTTGATGGTCAGCGTGCAAAAACGATTTGAGCGTTAAATAGTGCTTGTATTTGATTACGCTATCTGTTGTAGCTGCTTCGGCTTGTGCTTTGTGCTGATTGTGCTAGTATGTATTTTGATTAACTGTATTTTGTGCAAGGTGCTGATAATGCTTTCATGGGCTTGACGTGCTTCCGGTGCTGTGCTATGCTGGTTTCAGTTATCCGAAATGCATAATGTAACTTTCTGGTTTGGCGTGTCTGTCCGTGTCCGGCCTTGCAGTGTATACGGCTTCAGGCACAAAAAAAAAGCACGGCCTCCGGCCGTGCCTGTTGTGAGCTGCATTTATGGCTTTGTGTTCTGCTGCTGATCGTCTGGTATATAGGCGATGATATCGCCGGGCTGACATTGTAACAAGCTGCAAAGTGTATCAAGGTTTGACCACGATATACCTTCGCCGCGCCTGAATTTCTGTAATGTGCCTTGCGCAAGCAAGCCTTCCGTTTTGATCTTATAGGTGTTATAGCCTGCATTTTTCAGGGCTTGCAAAATATCGATCTTATAGACAAGCATTATATCAACCTTTTATATAGTAGTCTAATATTATACTATAAAATGTAGACTAATTCAAGTCTACAAATTGTACAACAATATAGTCTAAATTTTGTTCATATTGCGGATTGCATATAGTCTCGTTTTAGTCTATAATGCATATTGTAAGCAAGAGATTACAAGCCCCATTCAAAAACCTTGTATCTCAAGTTTTACAGTCTCCAATCAAGCCGACGTGCCCCACGCGCGACGGCAAGAAGGGAGGTGGCGCTATGTATTCTGAATACGGCTTCATTCTTGATGGTGTGGAGTACGCTACAGAATCCGAAGCGCGGGAAGCGCTCGCCGATGAGCGAGCATAAATACATAAGCGTTATTTAGTATAGCGCTAGCGTTGTACTTTGTCAAGTGAATAACCGCCGCGAACGTGACCCGTTTCAGGTGTAGCTAGTAGCGGCGGGAAATTTAACTAGCTGCCAATTTTCGGCAGATGGAGGTTTTACATAATGAAAAAATACAATTATCGGGAAGCCCTTTGCAGTGATATCCGCGCTTGTCTTGATACCAAGCGCCATATGACAGAGGACGATATTTTCCGGGCTGTCACCGGCACCGGCTGCGGATGGCGCACGGAGGACGCAAAAACAGCGGCGGACAATCTGCGCGGAAACGGCGATTTGATTGGAGCGGCCGCGTTTGAATTTGGCTATAGTGTTGCGGATTTTGTCGCGCAGGACGTGCGCGAAATTGACCGCGTTATCCGTTGCTTTGTGTTTGGCGATAGTTACAACGACGTGTTAAACGCGAGACATTGACCGTATATAACCGACAGGCTACGGCCGGGAAGGATATTACATATGGAAAGATACGATTATCACGAAGCTGTTTATAATGACGTGGTCGATTATATCTGCGAAAATATCGATTTTTCGGACTATGACACGATCGAAGATCTTGCCGATCATCTTAACGATAAATTATTGATTTGCGATAGTGTGACAGGAAACGCCTCCGGAAGCTACACTTTCTCTAGCTGGGAAGCACAGGAAAATATTTGTCATAATCTTGATTTGCTGGATAAAGCTGTTCATGAGTATGGTAACGCGGCCGATCTTGGGGAGGCTATTATTCAAGGCGCGGAAACGTGTGACGTCATCATTCGTTGTTATCTGCTCTCCGGCGCTATTTCTGAAGCGCTCGAAGATATGGAGGATGAATTCGACGCGGCGCACGGAGGCGAAAATGGCAAAAATAAATGAAGTCGTTCGCGGTCTGCTGCGCTACGGCCACTATATCACAGATGAAACTTTTGACGCGGATGGGCATTCCGTCCGCGTCCGTCTGATTGATTGTAACGGCGCTATCTGGTATGTGTCCATGCTAGACGGCGCTGTCGTTACGGTTGCGCAGGTATAACGGACATAACCGGCAGGCGCGGCGCGCCTGCCGGACACGGAAACGGAGGAAAAATGGACGATTGCAAAAACTGCGAACATATTGATGATTGCCGAAATGGGACGCACCTGGCGTGCGTTTATACGGAAAACGAAACAAGGTATTTTAATTTCGGCCTGATGAAATACGAAAAACACGATCGGAGGAACAAATAGATGAACACTGAAAGAAAAAACGTGCTTGCATGGATCGCGCAAAAGGTTTTCGGCCTGCTTTTGATTGCGGCCGCTGTTGCCTGTTTTGTATTGGTAGCAGACGGTGAAACATTGCAAGAACGCGACGGCGGCGGCGCGCTTATCCTTTGCGGGATCGGATTGTATCTGCTGTTTACGCGTAAACAGATTAGCTTGTAAATGCAATTATAACCGGCAGGCGCGCAGCGCCTGCCGGACGAAGAAGTAATTTAACAACGAACAGAAAACGGAGGTGCACATGAATTACATTGAATCAATTTATAAATATTGTAAGATGGCAGCTATTCTTGAACAGGCGCGAGATTTTGTTCAATCCGATTATGATTCAGGGAAAATTTTTTCTGATGAAGATACGCGCAACGGATACACGGACACAATTTATTTTCTTGAAATCGCGCGCGAGAAAGTGCTTGAAATGGCGGAAAAATGGGCCGGTAAAGATAAATAAATAAACGGAGGTACATACAAATGAAAATTGTGAACGGAAAGAAATTTTATGCTGCGGATTATGGAGCGGCGAAACGGATTGACAATAACGGTTGGGACAGATACGACGGGCAGAATTGGCAATGGTATAGCCTGTTTTATAATCCTGCCTGTGGGCTTGTGGTTCTGGAGGCAAGTAACAGCGGATCGTGCTGCGGGGATTATTCGGATCGCTGGTTTGAAAGCCCTGAAGCATTCCGTGCATGGTGCGAGGCACATTTGGGGCATGATTGGGCTGCGCTTTTGGGCGAGATCGACGAACAGGACAATTGCGCGCTTGATTTTGTGGCGCATATGCTTGCAGGCCGCGAGACTGTGCCGGAAAGCATGACGGCGGACACGCTGCGAAAAGTGGCTGCATTTGCTGCCGAACAGGCGGAACGGATCTCCTAAACAAGGAGGGAAAGAGAATGGATGTAAGAAGCTGGACTCTCGGTGACGATCTGCGTCCAGAAGATAATCTGCTGGATGGTATCACTTTTGACGAAATCATTCTGACAGTACATTGTAATTGCAGAAATATCACACAGGAAACAGTGATCCGTGAAGTCAATGATCTTGTTAGTATGCGCTTGGACGATATGCGCGAATTGCTGATGCGTAACATTGACATTATCATGGCGGAAGCTAAAAAAGGGCGCGGAGATTATGAAAATTCCTGAACAGCGAACAGAAAACCGGCAGGCGCTGCGCGCCTGCCGGACACACAATAAAGGTGGCTATATTATGAAAACATATAGAATTGAATGCGTAAACTTGAAAAAAGACTGGAAAAGCGGGCACGTTGGAACAACCGTTAAGACAGGTTTTGCGGAAGTCAAAAAATTCATGTACCCCACGAACAGGAAATGACGGATATTTACTATAACAAAATTGGAACTGTAATTGATATCGGAGAAAATCCGTATCTTGAACAGGTTTGTGTTTCTATGGACGATTTTCCTGCGTGCAATGGACGAGAATACAAGAATAGATTTTGGTACACTGCCGAAGAACTGAATAAAACGGAGGATTAAAATATGTTGCTTATGGTACAGGATTTAAACCGTGAACAGCTTGACGAACTGAAAACGGCTTATTTTTGGCAGGATGAAACGCAGGATATCCTTCCGGATGATATCACATTCCCGGAACAAATTCCGGATGATATCATTTTTGAACACTATGATGGTGTTTGTTTTGTGCCGGATGATTTTTGCTGCACGGCCGGACAAGACTATTGAACACAAATACATAACAGGAGGAACACATAATGATTTACGCACGACAGATTGCGCCGGAATACCAAGACGCGGGTTGTTTTATGGAAGCATATACGGAAGGAGAACAGCGGATTAACGTATGCGGAAATGAACGTTTCGCAGACTACACAAGCGAAGATTTTGACCGCGTGAAGGAAATCGTTAATTCGTGGGAACTTGCTTATGTGTTGGAGAATTTGAGCAGTTACGGATATGCAAATGCCGCTGACGCTATCATGTATTACCTGCCGCCGATGAAAGAACGCTACACGGATAGAGATATTTACGATCTTAACCTTCTGTTTACAGATTCGCATGGATGGGAGTTTGAACACCATGATAATAACATTCCATACGGATATCTGAACACAAAAGAAAATTTCCTTTGTGAAGTGTTGTCTATTGTCTACGGCGAAAAATGGACGTGGAACGTGATTCGCGGAAGCGCACAAGTCGATTGGAATAATGTCTTTTATCCTGTGGCCGCATTCACGGATAAAAACATTGAACGGTTTGAAACGCTTTACTTCAACGAAGGCACGGAATGGATGGTGTCGGATGATCTGGACGAAGAGCCGAACAGCGCGGAAGAAATCGACGGCATGAGTGTTTACTGCTGCGCATGGAATTTGGATGGTATCAAGGAAGAAATCGCGGATGAATGCGGCGTTTCTGCGGATAAAGTTAAATTGTATGTCTTTTCACGTTGGACGCAGATGCCGGTTTATGAAGTTGTTTGAATGGAGGAACGCAACGTGAAATATAGCGATATTATCAGAAACATTGATGATATTTTCGATTATTTCAAGTTTCATAGTAAGAACCTGACAAAAACACAGGAATACAAACTGGACGATCTAAAAGACTTGATTCATGAATTGAGAATTGCAATGGAGGATTAAAAAATGACTAGAGAATACAAAACGGTCGGTGAATGTACGCGTCTTTGGGTGGATGGATTTGATGCAATCGACAGCGGAATGATTGAAAAATTGATGGAATTTGAAATGGATGATTGGGAAGAAGTTACGCTTCCTTCCCTGTCGGATCGCGTCTATGTGTATGATATGCCTGTTGGCATTGAAACGGATGAAAGATATGGTGAGATTGTCGGCATTGAAACGGATGAAGACGAACAGGATAATGTTACATATGATATTGAATTAGACGACGGAACGCGCGTGACTGTTAGCGATGATTGCTTTGAAGTTGACCGCGATAGCCTTTTGCCGATGTGGTCAACAATGTGGCAGTTTCACGATCCATGCGACACATATTGGATTGAAGAACGGAATGGTGTTGAAGCCCTTTCGCAGTGTGGATTCCGCGTTTACTATTCGGAACAGTTTGGCTATTTCTTTGGTATTGACGGATGCGGGTACGATTTTTATCTTGCTCACTTCATTCCCCTGTATAGGGCGCGCGGCCTGAAGTGGCACGACGTAGAGGATTAAATAAGGAGGTACATATAAAAGGATAATTTTAAAGAGGTGGTTATATGAAAGTGAAAATAGTATTTGAATGTGAAATATATCCAACAAATTATACACCTTGGTTTACAGTAAATGATGAATTTAAACATACAGAAACAGGTAAGGAACTTTAAAGGATATTTTATGAGGTAAGTGTATGAAAACATATTTCTATGATTGCTATGATGAAAACTTTAAACCTATAACACAAGTTTTTTGTAAGGACACAAAAGAACTACTTGAAAAAGTACCAAATGTAAAATATCTATTGTGTGTAGACTGGATGAACGGAAGATGTTTTAAGGAAGTATCGGCAAATGGTGTTGGTGCTGAAGTAAAGAATAAAGAGTGATTTTATAGGAGGATTTGAATATGAAAACTTGGAAGATTCCAGTCGCATGGACAATGATGGGTGTTATTAACGTAAGTGCGGAAACGCTTGATGAAGCAATCGAAATTGCAAAGGATGATGCAGGTGTCATTCCTATTCCTGACAATGGAACATTTCTTGATGGATCGTGGGAAGTAGATTGTTCAGATTCGGCCTATATTCGTGAATGGTATAACGACAATAGACAGGATGAAACAGCGGCGGAGGAATAAACGATGGGTATTACACTAATGGAAGCGCTTGAAAAGGCAGGTTATCCACGCGAACGGATGTTCAATCATAATTCTGATCTGTATGTATTCGTTACGCCGGTTACGACGCGCGTTATCAATGATTGGTGTGTTGCTGAAGGTATTAACAAAGAAGTGTTTCTTGAGACGTTCAAAGACAATATCACAGGAAGGCAAATGTACAGCATTGCATTTCAGTATATGCCGTATTGGGAAGAAAGGGCGAAACATGAACGGCCTGAATTTGGATGAAATCGCCGTATTGCTGGAACGGCATGGGATAACTTGTGTTGTAAGAAACGAAAATGGAGCGGAAGCCTTGCGGAGTGTTTTGGAGGCTTCCACTCCCGAACAGGAATAATGAACAGGAGGATAAATAAAAATGACCAATCCGAAACTGCAAACTTTTATTGATAAACATATGCTTCCCGGTTTTTATATTGATGTGACGGGATGCTACAGTATCGTAATCTACAAATATCTTATCTCTGTATTCCTGAACAGTGATACGGATGAATTGGAAGTTACGATGGACACGATCAGCGATAGAGGATTTTTTGACCAGAATATTGAATGGGAAACACCTGCGTCGGATGAGGAAATTGTTGCCACTATCAAGCGCTTTATGCTGCGCGCCGCAAGAGATTAAGGAGGATATACATATGTATTTTATCAATGAAAAGGCTATGGCAATGTCAAGAGACGGAAAGTCTGTGTCGTTTGAAAACGGCCTGCCTACTTTATATCAGGTTCAAAAAACAAATCCGAATAGGAAAATCGTTATTTGGAACGATGAGCATAAAAATATCCATGTCGAAACATTATTCAGTAATGCGGACGATATTATTATTGCTATCAAGAGATTTGAAAAAGGCCAAAAATATTATTAAATATTTGGATTGATGTGAAAATACTTTCGATAAAATTTAAGGAGGATATACATAATGACTGAAATGAATAATACCTGCTGCGCGCTGATGAAGCCTCTTTTCTATAATGGAATGTTTAACCGTGACGGACGCAGGATGCGCGCTGTCTTTGACCGCGAAGTCTCGAACGGCGAAAAAACTTTCCGTCTCTATCGGAAAGACGGAAAACAAGACGTCGAATATCCGCGAACAGAAACGGATAAATACCTGCTGTATGTGGAACAGAACGGTTATCTGGTTTCGCTGCAATGCACGGAGTATCAAATGGTAAGTGATTGCGGATTCAATGCGGCGATGGATAAACTATACGGCGGAATGGTAGGCCGTAGCAAGTATTTTGACGGCCTGCGAGCAGACAATAGCGAGAACGGAGGCATTTATGGAGAAGCTGCGAACAGCGCTGTCGATCATGCAATCGCGCGCGAGGACGAAATGGTGGAGCGTATTGGTCACGAACCGGCGCGATGGGCTGATCGCATTCAGAAGATTTTGGATGTGCACACTGATTGTTATCTGAAAAGCAAGAACACGAACGGACAGTGTTTCCCGGATTTTCGCGGCGCTTGTGTCATGGATGAATTGGATGAATGTGTCCGTCTGTCCGAAATCTATAAGCGGACGCAGGAAGAAAAGCGCGCTGCGATGAGAGCAGAACAGGAAGCAGAAGAGCGCCGGATGCGTGAAGAGACAAATCAGAAAGCAGAACAGGCCGTGTATCAGGCAATCCAGATTATTAAAAACGGCGGAAAGCTGTCAAACGATGCAGTAACGTCCTATAAGCCGAACGGAGACTGCGTGGAAACGTCCATTGTACTCATGCTCATGCGTCGTTATGGTGTCAGCGTTCCGATTCGGACGCAAGGATGGATCAATGAAAAACTTGTGTCTGTCACCATTGTGAACGAGCGCTGCGATAGTCTGTCATATAGAAGATACAAGAACGCTGCTGTCTCGCAGAAATTTTTCGATTGCATGAACGATCTTGTTCGACGCGTCAATAAAACGGAGGAATAAACTATGAGAATTAAAGCGAATGATATTGGCCTGTTGTATCAAGTCCTTGGGTGTTTGATACGGAGCGGAGATAAGGCCGAAGCGGCGGCGCTCAATGCTTTGCTTGAGCGCCTAGAGGATGAACAACGTGCAGAACGAGAAAAGAATCACCGTAGAGCAGAACAGAAAAAGTAAATATAATAAGGAGTGATTGAATGCTGATTTTTCTCTACATCATTTATGTGGTCGTTTCCCTTCTGCGCGAAAGCTATTTGGAATTTGTTGCTGCGGAATACTACTGTGACAAATGCAGATGGGTAGCGGAAAGTAAGCGGAACGGAACGTACAAGCCGGATGGGCTTTGGTAAGTAAAACAGAACAGAACACTGAACAGAATTGGAGGATACATAGGAATGCACATGAACCCGAAAATCGGAGAAATTTATTGGATTAGATTTGACGGCGAAGGCAGCGCACAGCGCGGCCTTCGCCCAGGAGTGATTTTTTCAAACAACAAGGGCAACAATTATGGGTCAACGATTATTGCCCTGCCGGTCACGTCAAAAGTCAAGAACAGATACCTGCCGACAAATGTGCCGATTAAAGCGACGGCCTCCGGCCTACGTCAGGATAGCGTTGTGATTTGTAACAGCCCGGAGACAGTACCAAAGGATAATATCGGTTCGTATATCTCTACTCTGTCTGCGGATGACATGGCGCGGATCACGGCCGGAAACATGATTGCAACAGGAGCGGCGATGTTTTTGGATGTTGGATTTTTTGAGTCTCTGCGTAGACAGACGGAGAAGCTGAACAGCGTGTGTTAATTAGCAGGAAGGATGAACAGAAAATGACCAAAAAAACAGATCGCCGCGCTCAAGCGGATTGCAAAACGAAACAGAAAAGGTTCGGTCGAATATGCCAGAACAGATATAGAGGGACACACGTCGTTTCTTGTTACGGATGGTTGCGTTGTTGTCCAGTACGACACATCCATTGTGGATGGAGAAGAAATCCAGAACAGCGATGTTCCATTTGATGCCGGATTCGATATCATTCAGGAAATGAGTATCGTTTCGGATTCGGTCAGCGGATACCTTGTCTCCGATATACCGGAGCTAATGACGGCTATTCCCGAATGGTTGCGGGAGCATTGCTATTACAGACGCCCGTCGGATGTTACCCCGGTTATTGATTTGAAAGCATATAACGGTGAATTTGGAAGCGTCAGCGGACTATTTAACGTAAAGTTTGTAAAAGATGCCATTGAGGCAGTCGGAAAGAATGCGCGTTGTTGGCTTGTGAAATCGGATGAGCACCCGTGCAAATTCCCCTTCCTGTTTGTCGCACCGGAGAAAACCATGTGGACGAACAGCGGAATTCGCGCAGTCGTGCTGCCGATCACGCGATAAATTCGAACTTGTAAAAATCAAGGATATACATTATTATACTATACAGATGTTTAAATAAAAGGAGAACATATTATGACGATCGAAGAAGCAAAAGCCTTGCAGAAAAAATATGGGATGATCTTTTCACACATTGCAGATACAAACAAAATCCTTCATCTTGATATCAAATCGAATACTCCGATCGCAGAACTGGACGATATCGCAAACACGGACAAGGATGCTATTGCGCCGTGCTTTGTATATGCGAAACACTATACTGACGAGGACTATAATCGTATTTCTGAATACGCACTGTACTGTCCGGATGAATGGTATGCGGAAGATGGATGGGGCTGGGCGGATGAATCCAGCGAGGACGATATGCCTGCCTTCCCTGTTGTTTCTCCAAAGGGAACATGGACTTGTCTGTATGAGAACATTGAATTTTTCGGACGATCCGTGTACGCTCGGCAGAACAATTCCAATGGGAACTTCTTTGGGCTTTTTGTTAAGGGAGATGATGGACAGCCGCTGCGTGTGACATTCGGATTTGATGTGGAAGCTGAAGATGATAGCCATTATATCACCAGACGGTGCTACGGTGATAGCCTTTTTCATGCGGTTGCTTGGATGCGTTGTCCGCAGTTGGGTCGCGCTAACCGTATCAACGACACGCTTGATCGGCTCGGAAGCCTGCACGTGAAGAGCGCAGAATGTGTGTGCCTGCGTAGCGAAGATGGGCGAATTTGCTATTTGGATGAGCGCACGGTCTACAAAGAGGCGGAGTAAATGCCAAAAAAACCTGCGAATTTGGACGGCCAACGATTTGGACATTCAGAGAACTGAGAGTGACGATTAAGGATGGTGAGAAATGCGATGGCTAAATACACGAACATCGAAACAGCGCGGGCACTCATATGCGATCTATGTGATTGTTTATATCCGGACGAATGCTGCTCAAAAAAATGTGATTGGATGGAGGAACTCGAAGAGGACGCTGTTGACGTTGCGCCGGTGGTGAATGGGAAGTGGATACATCTTGGCGGAGACGAGTGGTGCTGCTCTGCGTGTGGCTTTGTCATCACCACTGAAGGTAGTTGGGATAAGCCTACTAAAAAATACTGCGAGGATTGCGGAGCAAGGATGGACGGTGGTACTGAAGTATGTGAAATTTGATGGAAATCCGATTCTGATGTAAAAGGATGGTGAACAGCAACGGAAAATATTACAATGCCAAAATCAAAAGATATGCTATTGATTGAAGAATACAAACGTTAAACGTAGTTTTTTGGGGGATATATATCGTGATACAGAGGATTAAGGGCACAGTCTTACGAAATGTTACTTTTGGCGGTATCACTTACGTATTGGCGGAAGATATCTATTATAACGTTAAAGGTTGGGCGCCGATCGAACCACGCGCGCAGGTCAAAAGCCCGGAGGGCACAGAAATTTATTGGTATTTTCCGGATATGGACAGCCTCGCCGCGTGGATCGATACCGGCAATTTAGATATTTGTATACAGGGTGTTTTGATCCCGGATTAGGATAGTCATATATACAATAACAGCCGTCCAAGAGATATTCCGTGGAGGAATATGCAGGGCTTTGCCGTATCTTTACGGACGAGCAAAAGGAGGAAGATAAATGAAATTGCGCGATTTTGTGGCTCTCTATGACAATTGGAATGGAATTCTGGTTGTCAATGACGACAATCTTAAACCGATTGTTAAAGACAAAGTTGAAGTTGCTTTGTCTCATGGGAATGTCTATGAAAAGGAGGTTGTTGCCTTTGGCTTCTATGACAACGAACTTTGTGTGAGAGTGAAGTAAGGCAAAATGAACCTAATCGAATTTCTCAATATGTTCTACGAATTTGGCACAGACATCGACAGGATCGTGCTTTGGCAAAATGGAAAATGTCTTGGCAGCAAAGCCGTTGGCGACACAAGATATATCCGTCCAGAGCATAGGAAAGCGAAAGTTGAGAAGTTCACCTTTCCCAAAAGAACTCATGCTCTGTATGTGATTTTGGAGAACAATGAGTAAAACAAATGGACAAGAACATAAAAGACCTAATCCAATCTATCATACTTTATCCAGAGGAATAAGCAAAATGGAACTCAACCTTAACAAAGACGAGGCGCAGCTAATCAACTGTGCCTTAACTTACTACTTGCAGCGAGGTGCTATAAGTTGGTATAAAAATATATATCCAAAGGCAGATTTGGATAGTATCTTCAACCAAATCAATATTATAGAACAAGTGGAGGAGTAAGGAGAATGAGCTTAAAGTGGATTGGCATTCAGATGCAAGTAAATGCCAAAAATGAATAATTGCAATGGAAAAATTCCAGTAAGACTGATTAAAAAATACAGAATTCAGCTTTGGGACGAAAATACGCTTGCCATAGAGACAGGCGTCTCCGCAAAAGATATACTCTTGATTGAAGAATACAAAAAGGAAATCATGGATGCACTCAAAGCACGTCAAAAAGCTGAACAGGCATCTGCTTCGGAATTTCAGGACAAAATTGATGCTATTCCAGGCTTGAAAGAGGTCGAATCAGTGCTAGAAGATGTGGCTACATGGTCGTATATAAGGAGGGACAAAACACCTCCTGAGTACGATTTGCAATCAATGCAGGTGAAATATCCGAGAGCGTTTGCCTATCTGAAATCCAGAGAATATGAACGGTCGGCGAATCGGATGAAAGCGCAAGCCGGACGCGACGCTGTTGTAAAAATCGTGAATGGCGAGGACTATCAGGCCGTGATTGCTGAAATGGAAGAATTGGTTGCAGAGCATATTTTCTCGTCAATCGTCCCTACGGCAAAAGCCGGTGGCTTGTGAGAAATCATAAGCCCTGATTGACTACCCTAAGCATTACGAATGCTACGTTACTCAAGAATATATAGGCACCGGTTGGCGTAAAAATGTCAAAGGCGGTGAGATATGATGGAATACTGTCAAAAATTCAGAATATATCCAACTGCGTCACAAAGTCAGCAGATTCAGAAGACATTTGGTTGTTGCCGGTTCGTTTGGAACTACTATCTTGCAAAAAGGAAAGAGTTATACGAAACTGACGGTCAAACACTGAATTACAATAAATGTTCTGCTGATATGACGCAGTTAAAGAAATCGTTGGAATGGCTTCGTGAAGTGGATGTAACTGCATTAAGAAACTCTCTTAGAGACTTAGACGCGGCTTACCAGAATTTCTTCCGTAGAGTGAAAAGCGGAGAAGGAACTGGATTCCCAAAGTTTAAGAGCAAACACAATCACCGGCAGAGTTATCGAAGTCAATTTAGCAATGGGAACATTAAGGTTCTCGATAAATCCATTCAGCTCCCGAAACTAGGAAAAGTCAAATGTCGTGTCTCCAAACAAGTAAGAGGTCGGATTCTTTCTGCTACAGTTAGTCAGAATCCTAGTGGGAAATACTTTGTCGCAATTTGCTGTACAGATGTAGAAATGGAGCCGCTGCCAAAGACCGGCGCGACCGTTGGTCTAGATATGGGCCTCAAATCTTTTGCAGTTACATCGGATGGCGTGGAGTACCTGAACCATAAATATCTTTCAAAATCCGAAAAGAAACTAGCCAAATTACAGCGTAGTCTCTCCCGAAAAACAAAGGGGAGCAACCGTTGGAACAAGTCCAGAATCAAAGTTGCAAGAGCGCACGAACACGTAGCAAATCAGAGACAGGACACGATGCAAAAATTGTCTACTCAGCTCATCCGAGAGAATGACGTGATTTGTATCGAAGATTTAGCACCTAAGAATATGGTGCGAAATCACCACTTAGCAAAGGCCATTTCAGATGCAGGATGGGGTGAGTTTCGTGTGCAGTTGCAGTACAAAGCGGATTGGTATGGAAAGAAAGTTGTGGCTATCGACCGCTTCTATCCGTCTAGTCAACTTTGTTCCTGCTGCGGAACGCAGTGGGTAGGAACAAAAGACTTGTCCGTGAGAAACTGGGTTTGTCCTGTCTGCGGCGCACGTCACGATAGAGACGTGAACGCCGCACAGAATATCTTGAATGAAGGATTGCGCCTGCTGGCGTAACCATATAGTAGGGCTGGACACGCCCGAATTTACGCTCGTGGAGATCATGCAAGACCTAGTAATAGGCAATGGTCGTTGAAGCGAGAATCCCCTGAATTTAGTCATTGGGAGTGTCAAAAAGGGATAATATTTCGGTAACAGAACAATGCATAATAAAAACGCCGTGGAATGATCCACGGCGTTTCTTCATTCAAGTTGATTCGATATTTCTGCAAGGTCTTTTTGATGCCGATAAATCCATGTTGCGATATGTGATAAGCAGCGGATTTCAATTCCGCAGCTCTTGCCGGATAAATCTAGGGAATATATCACGTCTGCTATCCCCTTTTCTTCCTCTACAAGTTCCGCTAGCCGCGTCACTTGGTCGTATGTCAAATTTCCCATGCTTCTCCCCTACTAAATGATCCACAAATCCTCCACTATCGTATTCAGCGCCCTTGCGATTCTAATTGCCGTATCGACTTTTGGGATGTGCACCCCAGTCTCAATCATGCTGAGCGTTGAGCGAGCTATACCGGCCTCATAGGCAAGCACCTCCTGTTTTATTTGCTTATCTACACGGGCTTCTTTTACTCTGCTATACAAATAATACCCTCTTTTCATGTTCCAGTAAATAGGATGTCACTATGATGACATTTTTCTTCGTTTGAAAGGATTTCATTTGTAGGATTTCCGTGAAGTAAGCAAAAATACGTAGAAAAAATCCCCACACGAAATGTGTAGGGATTTAAAAATATGAATGTGACTATGATGCCTGTTTATCTAAAACGACGGATACTTGTTCCGGATGCGCCACGCACGAGAAGGCCAAGCGTTATTTGTCAGAAACTCTATGTTTATATAGAGCATTTTGCGTCAATTTCGGCTTTTGAGTGCTCGCCGGTCAACTTATACCACCAATTTGCAAGCCGATACAGAGCTAAAAATATACGTATTATTACTGAGTTCAAGATTATGCAAAAATAGTCGCCAAATTAAACGGATTATGTTTGTGCATAATTTCTGCTTGATTTTTTATTTTGAAAATGATAGTATTAAATTGAAGAAAGCGATTGCGGATTATTCTTCAGATGCGTCATCTTTATCTTGGAACGCTTCGTCGAATCCGGCCTTTAGGATGCGCATCATTCTGTCTTTGTCCTCGTCAGTCATGCGCGACATGGCTTTTTCGAGTGACAGCAGCATATTGTCCTTAAAAACGTTCTTCTCCACGTCCGTAAGGCCGAGCAGGTAGTCCGTAGACACATCAAAGTAGGATGCAACGGCCGCTACCTTCTCTGCTGTCGGCGAGGACTTGCGCCATTTACCGATTGCTCCATTGCTCAGATTTAGACGCTTTTCTAATTCCGAGATAGCAATTCCATTGTTTTGACATAGCGCTTGCACGCGAT